GTGGCGGGCGATGAGAATGTGCTCAAGGCTGACCTGGCCGCGTTGGGCAAGCTTGGCCCGCATCTTCGGACACTCGCCGGTCAGATCAGAGACAGCATCGCCTCTGGTGGGTCGGCGCCTGCTGGTGCTGATCCGGGGTTGGCGGCGCTGCATGGGGTGTCGAAGGCTATCGCGGATGTGAAGCGGGTCGGGGCCGCGCGGTTGGACGCTATCGCCGATTTCAGTGACGAGGCCCAGCACGTCCTGGCGGTCGCTACTGGCGAGCTGGAGACCGGTTTGCGCAGCCTGCCGAGCATCTATCAGCCGCCGCTGCACGTGTAGGGCGTTGGCGTGACGACGCTCGATGAGTTCATGGCGATCAATCCCAATGCCTATATGGCGGTGGTGGATACCTGGCGACCACAAACGCGGCAGTTCAAGGAAGCCTACGACGACTACAAGCGTTGGGCGGGCAGTCCTGCGGGTACTGAGTGGACCGGCCGCACGTCGAATGCAGCCTATGAGACGGCCTCTACTGACTGCCATGGCTCCGATAACGCCGACGACACTGTTGAAGAGGGCGGCAAACTCATTGGCGCCACTATCGAGTACGAGGTGTTGCCAAACCTAACCGGTGGCCAGAACCTCATCGAGAGGGTGTTGGCACACGCCGAGCAGGGTGTTTCGATCGATCAAAATTTCAACATGACCTACACCCCGGCCGAGGGTGAAAGTGATGAGTCGATTGCCCGAAACCGCGAGCACGTCAAGGAATCTGAGCGCCAGGTCAAAGAGCACGTCGCCAAGTGGGAGAAGGGTTGTCAAACTCTTAAGGGGCAGGCCGAGGCCACGGCCCAATCGATCACCGGCTGTATCAACCCCAAGACGGCGCTGGTCGATGGCCGCAAGGTCCTGCGCGATGCTGTGGCTCCCAAGTCCGGTGACGGCACTGCTACCGCGATCGACTACAAAAGGCAGTACCCCAAGGCCACCGACCCGGCGGGCACCACTCCGGCTGCCGCGAGCAACCCGGAAACGATCAATTACAAAGAGCTGTACCCAAAAACCGCGTCGGTAGATGGGCATCAGCTGGGCAGTATCGGGGCCATGCCTGGAGTCGGGGATATCGACAAGACCAAACCAGCCAAGCTCGCCCCCACCTTGGCCGACCGCGATGTTCCCGCGTTCGCCCAGGCGACCCGCGAGCGCCTGCAACACGAGGGTGTGCCCGCCAACCAGATCGAACAGCGGGTCAATGAGGCGGTCCAGCGGGCGCAGGCACCGCGTTTTGCCCCTGACGCCGATCCGATGCGCACCCCTGGACAGGTGCCGTTGCACAACTCGCCCGGTGATCAGTTCAACGACATCGTGGGCCGCGCCAACGATGAGGCCACCAAAACCATTGACGGCCAGATAGAGCAAGCGAAAGTTCTTACCGGGCAAGCAGGTCCGGGTGCTCCTGGTGTTGCCGAGGCGTGGAAAGACGTAGGCCTGGGCGCGGTCAAACAGGTTCACGAGCTGACGAGCGATCCACTGGCCGCACCCAAGATGGGCATCGAACAAGCCAAAGAGTTCTACAACCATCCCGGCGAGTTCATCGGCAAGAACCTCATCCACGGCACCGAAGCCCTCGGCGGCGGGGCAATCGGAGGCGAAGCGGCAGCCGGAGCACGCGGACTACTCGGAGACCTCACAGGCACCGAAGGCCGAGCCATCACCCACGGACTTGACGACGCCACCCCCGGACACCACACGCCAACCCAAGTCGAACATCACACGGCGACAGGCGATCACGGCACAAGTGGGCCGCACACTCCTGACCTCAATCACGTATCCACCGAATCAGGCGGGCCAGGAGGGTGGAACCAGGAACTCAACAAGCCCGCGCCGAACACCCACTACAACGTCGATGACCAGTTCCGTTACACCACTGATGACCTCAGTCGTGTTGGCCATGCACACGCCGACTTGGACGCTAATTCGGCAGGTGATCGGAATGGCTATCAGCAGCGGATCGCGGGAGGGCCTGACCGCCTGCCAGGTGATGAAGGCGGTCATATATTCGGTACACAATTCGGCGGCCCTGGCGAGGCGATCAATATCACCGCCATGCGTGACACCTTAAATAGCGTCGGAAACCGCGAATATTACAACCTTGAAGGGGACTGGCGAAGTTACATTAGCGAAGGAAAGCAAGTCAGCGTTGACGTAGAGATCACATACCCAGGCGATTCGAGAAGGCCAGCAATGTATTCCGTGACCACCTATGTCGATGGTAACCTCGACTCTGTCCACTCCTTCAGGAACTAGAGATGACTGAAAACGCCGACGAGCCACCGTACCTAGTGCAGCTAGGGGCACTGCAAGAAGACGCAGCCAAGCTGCTCTATTACAGCCTCCCCGAGGAGGGTTGGGACGCCTGCACTCTCATATTCCGAGAAGCAGCCAACTATGGGGAATTCGTGGTCACGCGCACTAATCCTGACGGCAGTGATCAGCTTATAGCCCCCTCAAATGCGCTGATGGCTGCAATGATGAAATTGCGGGATTACATGGCAACCCAAGGTAAAGGCGCGTGGCTCGAAGCGGTTATGAAGGTTCAGCGGAGCCCAGCTAAATTCGTATTTGATTACAATTACGACGAACGTCCTAATTGGAAAAAGCCGCCTACGGATGAATCGTATATTGAGGATTTGGAGAAGTACCCGCGACCGACCGATCAGATACCCGCCTGGTACCCGGCCCGCTGAACCTTCAGACGTGCAGCAATAGAGCTTCGGCCGCGCTGGCGCTGCCGATTCCCTGTACGTGTGCTGTGAGCGGCGCGTACGCTTTCCCCCGGTCAGGCGTATCGAATCGAGGGGAAGGTTTTCGCTCATGTCAGCACCACAGTCGGCGGCGCCGGGTTGGTATCCCGACCCATCGGGTGCACCAGGGCAGCGGTATTTCGACGGCACTAACTGGACCGTCACGGCGCCACCCCCGCCGCCCGCGGCCCTACAGGGCCAGGACGGTGCACTGTATGTGCGCCAGCAGGCGGCGCACTCACTTACCAAGCATCTGCTGTTCGGCGTCTTCATCTGCTGGCTGAACGTGGTGTACATCTCGCTCAGCAAGAACCACTACTGGAAGGCATAGCCTCACCAATGCGCGAACCAGCCCCGCCCCAAGGCATTGCCGAAGGCGGGGTTGGTTGCATGTCGGTCGGCTAGTCGCCTCGCTCCCAAGGGCTCTGATATGCGCGCGCCGTTGCATGCGTGGCCAGCAGTGCAGCTGCGACAAGCGGCGCACTATCGATCGGTAGTCGTGACGGAATATCCACGATGGCCAGCCGATCATGCCGGTCATCGATTCGCACTTCGCCGTAGGCCCAGCCTTGGCCCGTGATGGGGACCCGCACCGTCTGGCTGCCGTACTCATCGGTCGTGACGGTGGGTAGCTCGATGATCAGACACCCCTTGGCACTGAGCTTGTCGACCAGGGTTGACGCCACATGCGCGGCAATTTCCGCCTGCGTGTATGTCCTGGTCTCCGTCTCGCCTTCGGCGCCGATGGTCTTCCGCACGGTAAGTCCAAAGAAGTGCGGAATTTCTTCGATGACCTCACGAATGGCCCTCTTGGCGTCCATGGGTCAGTTGTACGCCCAGGGGCCGACAACTCGTTGTGCTCGGCGCCGCTGTCAGCTTCTACCGCATGAGTGCAGTCAGGGGCTGTTTGCATTTTCACCCAGCAAGCAAGGGTGTACCGACGAGGTAGACAGCTGGCCGCAGCTGTGGAAAGCTTCGAACAGTTTGCTCATATATAGGGCATGGTTCATTCGGAGGGCCACATAGTGGATATGAAGGGCAAATCGCCTACAACACCCGGTTTGCGTCGTGTGCTAGCAGTGACGGCCCTGGCTGCTCTTGTTGCCGGTGGCATGAAGGTGGCCAGCGACTACGCCACACCGGGTAGCGGGTTCTCGACCGTCGCGACAGTGGCGGCAGACCCTACGGGACCGCCTGCGCCCACCGGGGGAATGACAGACGGTGGCGGCTCTCAGTTCCAGCCACCGCAGATGCCCAGCTCCATGCCCGACTATCAGGGCGGCAACAACCAGCCGCCACTAGATCAGAACTCCGGAATTAGCATCTACAACAGCGGCAATCCGCAAGCACCACAACAGGTTCCGGGTCAACAAGGAGGGCAGCAGCCCCAGCAGGCGCAACAGCCCGCCCATGGCACACAGATCCCGGACTACCAGACCAACCCCGGCTACACCCAAGGCCCCGGTAAGCCGAACCCGGATTACCAAGCGCCGCAACAGCAGTCGCCACAGCAGGCCCAACAGCAGGGGCAGCAGCCGCAACAGCAACAACCGACTCAAGCCCCTACGCAGACGCAGCCGCCGACACAGCAGCCAACGGTGACGACGCAGCCGGGCCAGGAGACGGGCCAGAATAACTCCGAAGACGACCTCCACACTGATGACTTTGACGACACCAGCGAGGTTCCGGACGAGAAGTACCGCATGGACAACGGCACCGACAAGAACATCTGCCAGCAGTCGCAGGCTGAGCTAAGTGCCGGGCAGCCAATATCGAATATCGACTGGTTCACCATGGTCGGCAACACGCTGAACGGCCCACAGATGCGTGTAGAAAATGCAACCAAATGGCCCGAGATGGTAAGTAAGGCCGTCGATGAGTGGAAAGGCCTCGGAGTCGACATCTCCTACTTCACGCCAGCCTGGTACCGAAAAGGCCCGTTCAATGCCGACGTGAAAGTCGTGGAGAGTCACGACCCCGATTTCGGGCCATACGGGCGCACGGACTGGCAGAACGGCATTATCTATATCAACACCTGGCTCTTCGAGAAAGAGAACGCCTCCGCCGAGCGGATACAGGAGACAATCACACATGAAATCGGGCACGCACTAGGCCTTATCCATGGGTGCGCAGGAACCATCATGCAGCGCGCGCACGAACTGTCCGACCACACGATACGTCCCATCAGCCCGACAGCTCTCGACAAGGCTATCGTCAGGCAGATACACCAGAAATGAAGGGCGACAGGAAGATCATGATGAGAATGCGCGCATTCCTGGCGGTCAGTGCCCTAGTCCTGGGCCTGACCGGATGCTCGGGAGGCAAATCTGAGACGTGCCAACTTGTTCAAGACCCAGCGTTCGATACCACCGATGTCGGGCTCCTGACTGAGAGGTCCCAGAGCGTTGTTGTGGCGTCTGTCGGCAACTCGACTGGCACAGTTGAGAGTCCCAGTGATCCACGAACGTTGTTTCCAGCTACGGTGATCAAGGCGCTCAAAGGCGAACCCCCAAGTACATTCACGATTGCGCAAGAGGGCACCGAAAAATGCGAGGTTCTAGGTACCGGAAGCAAGCCGATTACACCCGGCGACTACATACTGTTTGTGGGCAACAAAAGCGTCAAGGCTGACTGGTACCACTTGTGGAACAGTATTCATCTGAATTCCGCTGACCTCAAATCGGTTGAATCTGGCGCCTTCGCGCCAGGGCAAGAGAAGCTACAGAAGGCTATGAAGATCATTTCCGACAGATCGAAAAATCAGTCACCTAAGTAGCGGTACGCCCAGGGGCCGACAACGCGCTGTGTCCGGCCTACAGCCTTCCCTCCAGCTGTGTAGGAAGCGGCGGTACGTCGCCGTGAGCACCGCCCTGAATCCACCGCCGAAGCTCACGCAGGTGAGCCAAGGCGATGCCTAGCACCTTCTGCTCTTCGGTCAGCCGGTCCTCCAGTGCTTGAACGCGGCCACCGAGTGCGCCGATGGCGGCGTTGTGGGCTTCGCGCTGCTCGGCCATAGCAGCGGCGAAGGTCTCGCGCTGCTCGGTGGCGAAGGCTTTCCAGTCCGCAGAGCTGTTGGCGTCCTTGGCGTTCCAGCGGTCTACTAGCGACTTGATGGCCGTGCCGATGACCCCGCCCGCAAGCAGGCTGACAGCGAGTTCAAGCCACTGATCCAGGGTCACCGGTTGGTCTCGTCATTCTTGGGCGAGCCCCCGCGCGGAATGTGGGCCGTTGCGATGGCCTGACCGCCGACGACGAACACCGTCGAAATGAGGTTCAGCCACAGCGGGGCTGCCTGTTCGTCTACGGCGTTGTAGTAGAGCATGAGCGAAAATAGCGCCACGGCAACGGCATACAGCCAGAGCCTTACTTTCGGTGTGAGCAGTTGTCTCAACTTCTCAATCATCATCCAACCTCAATCTTGCAGTAGATAGTCGACGGCGGGGGCGGTGTCGTAGTTCAGGTGCGGCCCTGTGCGTTTGATGAAGAACAGACCGGCGTCCAGGACGGCTTTGGTAAGGGCGACTAGCTCGATGGCTGGTCGCTGCACAATCTCAACGACTTGCGCCAGAATGGAATCGGGGCCGGTGAAGACGCGTTGACCGATGACCACCTTGTAGATGGACGTTTTCATTTCGCCGGAGTCGCCTTCGACATCGGTGTACATGTCGCCTTGGTGGGCGTAGTTGCGCCACCAGTGCGGGGTGTCGACCATCAGCTGATCGGCGATGCCGTGTGACTCGGGTCCGGGTGCCTGGCCGTTGGCGTCGCCGTAGGCTTTACCCTTCTCGCGCATGGGATTACCCCATGCCACGGCCTTTTTGATCTTGCCGTATGCCCAGTGCAGGCGTCCGGTGAGCGGTCTAATATCGAGTTCCCATACCAGTGCGATGATGATGGCGCCTTGTGAGAAGCCGCCGAGTGCGCCGCCGAAGCGCTCCACTTGTAGGCGGTGGATGGTGAGTTGGTTGACCAGCTCTTCGCGGCCTTCATCGATGGATGTGCCCATGGGGAACGGGGCGGCGCGGTAGCCGATGGGCTGCCATCGGTACTTGCGCTCCACGGCCCGTGCGGTGTCGGCGTCGGGGCCGACCCACCAGGGCACGCCGGTTCCGCAGACCGTGAACAGTACAGGCCGCTTATCTTCGGGCACAGGGCGTTTCAGGTATCCCATGGCGTATTTGGTTTCCAGGTTGATCACGCCGGGTGTGAAACTTCCTGGGGCGAGCTTGCCTTCGCTGACGTAGATCCCTTGCAGCTCGGTGATGATCGCCGTCAGCTCGGGAGTAAACCGGGTGGTGCCGGGCGTGAGCAGGTCATCGAATCGGTCCCACTTGACCAGAATGAAGTCGATGATCTTGCCGACCTCGGGAGAGTCGTCGCCCTCGCCGAGGCCGACGTATTGGCCGCTCAGATACATGGTTACGCCGCCTTCTTGTCGGTGAGTTCGGCGATGGCATCGACCAGGGTCTTGCCGCCGAGTTGTGGCCAGCCGTTGCCGCCAGGGCCGCGCAGTTGGTCCCAAATCTCTTCGAGAAGCTGGCGGTCGGTGCGAGGGTTGGCGGGGCCGGGCAGAACCGGGGGAGGCACGACCACGGGCGGTGTGGGCGGGTTCGCCGGGTCGAATTCGCCGCGCATGTCCTTGGCGACTTCGCTTCGGAACCAATTCATGTCGATGTTGCCGGGGTCCCACTTGCCTTGTGCGGCACCGGCATATTCTTTGTGGCCGATGTTGTGGCTGACATCGAGGCCGAGCTTTGTCGTTAGCGCTGCGGCCACGTCGCGCATGGCAATGATCTGCGCGTCAGGCCAGCGCTGGCCGGGATCGTAGGACCCATCGGGTGCGATGTCGGGCCAGGCGCATTCGATGCCGATCGTGTGCCAGTTGGCGTTGTTGGTCGGCAGCCAGGGATAAGAGCCTTGGCCCGCATGCCAGCAGACGCCGACCGCGACAATCGTGACCGTGCCGTCCGGCGCGATGTGAATATTGGACAGCGGCCCCGGCAGGTCGGGGCGCCCGTTGCGAATCGACTGTGCCGACTCGCGGGAATTGCCGGTGTGGTGCCACATGAGGCCACGAATGTCTTTGAAGTCGCCGTGTCCAGCGTTCTGCCAGCCAGGTAGCGTCTTGAGCCGATCGCCGAGCGCCGGGCGTAGAACGTCCTCAAGCCAGATCGGGTCGCCTGTCCATGCCATGCTGTTGCCTCCGGGTGGTGTTGGTTCGTCGTCAGATAGGGCGCGGCGCAGCACTTCCCAGGCTTCGGCCCACTTCTGCGCGTAGCGGTCGGGGTAGGCGCTGCGCTGGACGCGCTGTGCGATTTGGCCGGCAAGGGCGGGGTTGTCTGCGGCCCTTCGGTAGTCGTCGGGGAGCCGGTCAAAGAACATGCCCACTGAGCGGGCCAGGGTCATGCGGTCGTAGGCGGTGCCCCACCACGGCTCGCCGTTCGGGCCCGGCTGCTGCTGTAGGTACCCCGATGAGCGGCTGTCGTCCGAGGTGGAGTCGTGCGGATAGTTCATGGTCTCTTCGTCACGTGACGGGTTGGCCGGGCACCACCACTGACGTTCGCCGTTTTCGTCGTTGGCGCCGACCTCGGTGGAGATGGTCATGAGCGCGATGGCGCTGGCCAGCTCATCGAGACCTTTGTCGAGCGCGACGGCGTGCACTTCGCGTGCCACCTGCTCGCGGGTGCGCAGCGGCGTGGCGTCGAACTCTACGAAGCTCACAGGCCCAGTCCCAGCCTGCGGGCGGTGTCGCGGACTTTCTCGACCAGTGGGTCGATAATCCGGTCATCGGCATCGCCAGGTATCGCGTCGGTGATCTTGTCGACCCCGGAGATAGCGGTGTTGCCGACCGTTTCGGCGATGGCGATGACTACCGCCTTGATGATCACCGGGATCTGCTGACGAATCTCGTCAACGACCGCGTGGCGAATTGGGTCGGTGATGTGCGTCTTGATGAACCCCATAGTTGTTGCCTCTCTTGCTAGTACGAGCGCCACCGAAGCCAGATACGCGCTGGCCCGCCTGTGCCGCCTTTGGTGAAGCTGCCGAAGATGCCGCCGTTGCCTCCGGCGCCGCCTGCGCCGATCCCGCCCGTACCGGCGTTGCCGGTGCCTCCGCTGCCTGCGGCGAATGTCTCCCCGAAAGCCGAGAGCGTTTGGGGGCTGATGGTTTTGCCGTTCTGGCCGCTGCCGCCGGAGTTGGCGCCTTCGCCGCCCAGACCGCCTGGGGCCGATGCGATGAGCCCGCCGGGGCCGTTGATTGATGTTGTGCCGCCGGAGCTTCCGGGTGCGCCCTTGCCGCCGCCCTCGGATTGACCGCCGATACCTCCGGCGCCCAAGATCAGGCCTAGCGAGCTACTGGGGACGATGAATGTGCCGGTGAGCCATGTGCCGGTGTAGCCACCTATTCCAGAACGCCCTAGACCACCTTCACCGGCACCACCGCCGCCGCCTGCGGGCAGGATCACGTAGTCGGCCCAGTAGGCCCAGGTTGGCGGTAGGACGGACTGCGTTTCGGCGAACAGGTCGGTGCGAGGGTCGCTGGCCCACACCTGCACATCGCCGAGACTGATGCCGTTGATGTACTTGTTCACGGGCCCGTCCACGCCGCCGATGAGCAACGTATCGCCAATGCTGATAGGCATTTACGTCGCCCAGATGTAGACGGTGTTGCCGTCCCGTGGGGTCGGCAGCGCGTCATATTGAGCCCTGGTGCCCGCCCACACCGTCAGGGAGGTGGCGGTGCCGTTGACGGACCCGACGACTCTGCCGGTGCCCAGCTTGGACACGTCGATGGCTGCGTTCGCCGCGACCTTGGCATTGGTCACTGAGCTGTCCGTGGGTACGCGGGTATCGCCCAGGCGAGCATCGTTTCCGGCGCAGGCAGTGGCGGCGGTTGTGCCGGTGGTCGGCGGGAAGGTGGACGGCTTGCCGATGATCGCCGACCAGGCCACTGCCAGTGCCGACTTGGTTACCCATCCCATCGGCTACTGCAATTCGTAGATGACGCCGGATGTCAGGTCGAGATAGGAGTCCCCGACCTGCTGTCCGGTGATGGTTCCCGGCGCACCGTTGCCGGTGGTGATGCGTGCCCCGCGTGGTCCGGTCGCCCCGGTGGCGCCTGTCTGGCCTGCGGGCCCCTGATTACCGGCTGGACCGGCAGGCCCTTGCGCCCCGGTGGCACCGGTATCGCCCTTGACACCTTGAATACCCTGGGGACCGGTGTCGCCCGTATCACCCTTGTCGCCCTTGGGACCTTGAGTGCCCTGTGCGCCAGTGGGTCCCTGCGGGCCGCGAATCGATACACCCGCACCATTGGCCGGGAAGGCTGTGCCGTTCCAGATGTACAGCCTGCCGTCTGCTTCAACGAAATAGCCTTGACCGTCGTTGTCCGGGGTGAGGTCGGTGGGCAGAGCCGCGTAGTTGGCGACGGTGCCTGCAATGCTGATACCGCGTCCGTCTTCACCTTGGGGTCCTTGCGAGCCGGTGGGGCCCTGGGCCCCTTGCGGTCCGGCCGGTCCCTGAATGCCGGTATCGCCCTTGGGGCCTTGGATACCCTGCGGCCCTTCGGGTCCAACGTCGCCCTTGGGTCCCTTGATGCTTCCGCGCTGCTCCCATGCCATAACGTTGTCTCCCTTGCTATTTGAGTTCGTAGGTGATGCCGGTGCTGACATCGATGTAGAGGTCGCCAGGCTTAGCGCCAACGATCACGTCCGGTTCGCCCGTGCCGTACCAGGTGGCCACGCCGGAGAAGGCTGGGCCGGGTTCGCCCTGTGCGCCTTGCTCCCCGCGTGGCCCTGGCGGGCCGGGCACTGGCGTGGCTATCTGCGAGGATGGCTTTGGCGCGGCCAAGGTGAGCTTGGGGCGGGTTGGCGCGGTCAGTTCGATGACCGGCACCGGTTCGGTGTCGATGACTAGGCGGGGAAGCTCAGTCATCGCGCGCCACCCGGCATTTGGCCCATGGCAGGTTGTCGCCGTTGGGGTAGCTTGACGGGTAGGTGACGGTCAGCCGCGCCTCTGCTTTGGCTGGGATCTTGTCGGCGATGGGCGACTCAATACGGATGAATACACCGTCATCGGTGATGGTCGGTTGTATTGCTGTGCCGTCGATTTCGGTACCGGAACGCACTGCCGCCATGTCCGGGTAGAACCGCAGATCGATAGTCGTGCCTGCCGGGAAGATGTCGTGAATGTTCGGCGTGGTGCCGTCATCATCGGCCTTGAGGCGCAGCAGCAAGATGAAGTCCTGCCGGACCGATAGTGTGATTCGCAGGTCGGGGTCGTAGCCGCCAATCAACGGTGATGTCATGCCAATTCCCCTGTCTGGTAACCCATTCTCGAAAGCGCCTGAACGTGCGACGTACAGTGGTTGATTCGGCACAGCGGCGTTAGCCCATTGGCGGGGTTCATGTCGGCGTCAAGCACGGTCCCGCCCTCGTCGGCCAGGAACACGTCAACGTGTTGTGGCAGATGAGATTCGACTACATGAATCGGTAGGCCAAGGCCTTCGCGCAATGTGTTCAGGCTCTCGCCAGAGGGCACAGTGATCAGAAGGTGCCACGTCTTGTCGCCATCACTACACCGGTAGTGGTTGGTTTTCGGGCAGAACTGCGGCAGAAACTCTGAAACCAATTCAGCTGTAGCCATTTCCATCACTTCCAGAACACCCATAGGACACCGCTCGCGCCGGGGCCACCTGAGCCTCCCGACCCCTTACTGCCAGTGCTCCATCCGGCACCGCCACCTCCGCCGCCACCGCCGCCTCCGGGGTAGCCTCCAGCTCCACCGTCGCCTCCGCGTCCTTGCGCGAGAGTGCCGGTTGGGTTTCCGCCGCCGCCTCCGCCGCCTCCAGCGCCGCCACATTTGATTTCCGCTCCTGCGGACACTGAGTCGCCAGCGGTTCCCGGCCCGGCAGGCAGGGCAGAAGGCGACCCGCCAGTTCCGCCGCTGGCAGCTGCCGATGAGACTCCGGTACGCCCGGTGGTGCCGTAGTTGGCTGAAGTGCCAGCCTTGAACCCTCCAGTGCCGCCAGCACCGCCACTGCCGGGAGTTGACGACGTAGCCTGGTAGCCAAAATCGCCCTGGATGCCACCGGCTCCCGAGGTGGTCGTCAAGTGGGGCCCAAAGGACGTGTCGTTGCCGTTGGTCCCGATCGTCACGTCAACGGGCCAGGTAATCGCGTCCGGATTCAGCTTTAGGGCAAGGTATCCGCCATTTAGTCCGCCGGAACCGGCCACCCCTCCCGCTGATGTGGTCCCGCTGGAGCCTGCATATCCGTTGCTGCCTGATCCGATCCCGATGACAACTAGGTCGGTTATGTTGGCGGACGGTCGATCGTATGAGGCGGATGAAGTGATCGTGTCCACCGTGTATCCGTTGATGACGGCTTGCTTGATCGCCGCGATAGTCTGCTCAACCTCGGCGGGAGTGCCCGCCGCAGTGGACCCGCCGAACCAAGAGTTGAAGATGCTTTGCGCGACTTGTGTGACGTTGGAAAGTGCACTGCCAGCGGCAGACTGGGCATTCGAGGCCGTCGACTGCGCGGAGTTCGCAGTATTGCGTACTCCGGTGATGGCGTTGAACAGGTTGGTGATGAAGTTGTCGTTGCTGCCGGGGTTGGTGCCGCCCTGGCTGCCGTGCAGAATGGCGTCGAAGGCGTTGCGTATCCACGTACCGGCATCGTTGGGGTCTGAATCTGGTCTGCCGGTGATGATTTCGAAGAAGTCGCCCAGTACGGGGATGTCTTCGACCTTGTCTTGCAGGGTGGTGATGGCCGACTGAATGTTGGTGATGGCGCCCTGCACCGTGGACACCGCGCCCTGTAGGCCCTCAAGGATGTTCCACTTGCCGGTCAGAATTCCCGCCAGCGCGGCCAGGTCGATGCCGAAGAGGCGCTTGATGCCCTCGACAATCATTTCGATGAAGCGGTCAACGCTGTCGCCCGCGCCCTTGGTGAAGGCCATGGGATTGTCGAAGGCCAGCTTGGTGTTTGGGTTGTGGGTCAGTGGTGGCCCGACTTGGCGCCGGTCGAAGACGGCCATTAGACCGGGATCACCTGTATCGCCAGCTGGGCGTCGCGGGGCTGAAAGTTGTAGACGCCGAACAGGCCGTCTGTGTACAAGAACACCGTCAGGATGCGCTTTTGCCCCTGCGGGAATCTGCCGTACACGCCATCGGGGGAGATGGCATCGGAAGGTGTTTGTGGTGTCGACGCGTGCGGGCTGATATGCAACATCTGCGAGGAGTTGCCGAAGCCGCGGGCCACCAAGATGCCGCCCTTGGGGTCGGTGTTCGGCTCGGAAATGCGGACCTCGCAACCGATCTGGAACGGATCAAAGTCAAGGTCAACCCCGTTGGTGCGCAGGTGCCCCTGCACCCACAGGTTGTATTCCTGCGTCTGCTCGGGAATCTCGCGCGAACCGATCGGGACCTTGGTGCCCACGGCCAGCGGCACCGACTGAAACGCGGCCTCCGGCATCGTGTACATGCGTGTGGCGAACGGGTTGGGGTCGGCCAGGACGAACTTGCTTTTGGTGGCATCCCAGGTGACGACCTGGCCCCCTGTGGGCGGCAGGGTGTCATCGAAGTCGAGCGCGTCGGCGATGGTGGCGTTATCGCCCTTGGGGCCCTGCGGTGCTGCAATCTCGAAATGCCAGCCAGGGTTGTTGGCGGTGCCGCTGACGGTGATCTTGGACTTGCGGCCCGCCAGCTGCTCGGCCCACGGGATCGACTCAATGGTGGGGGAGATGTTCGGCACAGGCCCGGCCGGTCCGGCGGTGCCCATGGCCTTGACCTTGAATCCGGTGCCGTCCCACATGTAGACCTGGTTGCCGATCCACCAGGCCTTGCCGATGTCGTCGGGGGTGTCGGTCAGGGTGTTGGCCAGCTCTTCAAGCTCTTGCAGGCTGTCGATGGGTGAGCCGTATTGCATGCGGACAATGGGCGCCATCTCGCCGTCATTGCCTTTGGGGCCGACCAGGGCGTCCATGGTGACCACCGCGTCGTCGCCAACCATTTCCATGGTGGCCGTGGTGGCGCCGGGTGTGTCGATGTCGGACACGTCGCCGTAGAAGTGCACATTGGCCAGCCGGGTGCCCAGATACACCCGGTCGCCAAGCTGTGCCTGTACCGGGTCGGCGGGTGCGGTCATAGTGGAGCCTCCGTCTGCTCGTCGTCTTGGAAAGTGATGCGGGTCTTCTGCCGCCAGCCCTCGGGCACGTCATCGACGGGCACACCGCCGAGCTGGCGAATCCAAAAGGCCTTGGCGTTGCCGGACAGGTTTTCGATGTCCTGCGGCGTTGTCGCGGTGTCGATTTCGTCGCGCACGTCATCGGGTGCATTGATGCCCACCCACTCCAAAGCGCCCTGGTGTTGGGCGCCTTCGACGCGGCGGCTCTTGATCAGCGCCTCATCCTGGTGAAGCCGGAAGCCTCGCAGCGCAAGGTGATAGGCGATCATCGGTGCCAGATAGGACAGGTCCAATGTCTTGCCGTCGCGCATGCCGACCGCCACCAACGCGCTGGCTATCTGATGCATGGCCACGTTGGCGTTGTGTAGGTGTTCGGCGGGGGCGTCGGTGACCCGTGGGTCGGTCCCCATGGCCGCGCCTTCGTGAGTGCCGTTGACGTACATTAGAATTCGTCCCCACTTCCCATGAGCATTCCGACGACCGACCAGGCCGCTTGCAGTGTTCGCATCCCCTTGGCGGCGGGATCTTCTTCTTCGCCGTCCATGCCTATTGACAGCCCGTATTGCAGCGGCGTGGTCTCGTCGTAGGCCATCCGAATCGCCGAGCACTGGTCGGCGTGGATGACATCGACCAACTCAAAGCCCAGGCGGTCGCCGAGAGTGAAGTCGTAATGAACCAGCCAGGGGTAGCCATTGACGACGTTTGTCTTAAAGCTGGTGTAAGGCCGCGTTTTCCAATGGCCATCGCGCAGCGACTTGATACCGGACACGGTGTATGCCGAGCCTGAGCCCGCTTCCCAGTGTTCAAGGAAAGCGTGTGTGCCCATTTGGAATACACGCTTGATGTCCGTAAACCGTTGGTACGCAAGCAGACTGTTATCTAATTGGCCCTGATAGAGCTCTTCCAAGCCCGGAGTGCCGGGAACCTGTGCGGCAAATGGGCCTTGAGATATCAGCGCCGACAGCTCTGACAGGGCGTACTTGATGCCAAATGTCTGGAGCTGGTTCACAATTGCCGGTGACTTGGAGCCCGTCATGATGGTGCGGGCCTTGGCCTTGTGCACCGCTCTAACGGCGTCGATGATCGCCGAATGCTCTGTGTCGCGGAAGATCACCTTTGGCGGTGCCGGGGCGACCTTGAGCCACTTGCGAAACAGCGGATCGGTCTTGCCGTCGTGGTCGGCGTCGACCGGAATAATGGTCTCGGTGATCATGTCGTCGGCCAGGGAGCCGAACAGGTTGATCACACCGTCGATGGCGGTTCCAGTGGGGCCGGTGACGCCCGACTTATCTTCTACCGCAAGGACAACGCAGTTGCGGGTGGGCCTGGTCAAGATGTTGTTGCCGAGCAGTTCGGACAGCTCGGTGTGTGGAGAATCCTCGTCTTCGGTAAGCCATGTGTAGGCGCGGATGATGCACCCGGCGTCCTTGAGGATCGGATCGAAGACACTGTGCGCGTCGGTCCACCGTGAGGTGACGAAGCTCAGCCGCGACTGGTCCAGGAATGGGTTTACATAGGCAACCTGGACGGGAAAGTCGAGTGGGCTGATATTGGTGAGCTTGGTGCCCAGCCACACCGCCGGGTTGGCGATGTTGGTGATGATGTTGAACCCCGGCATGTACTGGCGGGCCAGGTTCACAAACAGTGTGGTGGCGCAGATGGTGCGGGTGTTTCCCGGCAGCAGCCACATCTTCGGCTGCTGGACCTCGGGCGGAAAGAACGGGTTTGCCCCTAGCAGAATGTGTTCCAGGTGCTTGCGGTTGTGGATGAGCTGTAGTTCGACCAGGTGGATGCCGTCAGCGGTGCGCTTGATGTTGACCGATTCGACCTTGCCGCCCCAGCGGGTGCGCCACGACCGCTTGGTCGGGTTGGGGTCGATGGTGATGTGCAAGTCCTCTTCGGCGCGCACATCGCGAGTAATGAACTCGGTCAGCCAGTCGTTAGCCAGCAGCGTGATTGAGCCCTGCCCGGCCGCATGAATCATCTCTTCGGCGTCAAGTTTTTGTTCAGCGGCAACAACGCCGATGAACTTCATGTCCTTGTCCCACAGGCGGATTAGTGGGCGCTGACGGGCCGAATCGATGATGACCTGGCGCCGCCGATGCATGTAGCGGTACGCCTCACTGGGGCTGCGCACAGGATCGGGCGCAGCCAAAGTTGCCATCTAGAAAGCGGTCTCGTACTTCTGTGGCATGAAAGCGGTCACCTTTGCCTCGGGGTTGGTGTGGTAGACGGCGGTCGTAACCGCCGTCTCACGCGGGATGATGGATGCGAACCGCTGCCCACGGGTGCGGCGCCAGGCGGGCAGCCCTTGGTCGCCCAGGTCATGCAGCAACGGCAGGTAGTCGAGGATTTCGGCCTGGCGCGCGAACCGGTAGAACACGTTGTCTACGGGTTCCTTGCTGGTGGTGAAGGTGCGGGCGGTCGGGTCGGTGTCGACCATGAGAAAGCCATCGCCGCTGTAGATTTCGGGACAGCGCACCAAGTTCTGCGTGAGGCCGTCCTGTATCCAGGCCGTGCCGGTGCCGCTGATGATGAACTTCGGCCAGTCATCGATCTGGCCCTTGTTGACGTATTGGACGTGGGTCAGCCAGGCCTGCATGGGCAGTGCTTCGATGCCGTCAGTCAGGAAGTCCTCAAGGGTGGTGAACAGTGAGCCCTCGCCGCCGACTGTAACCTTGGGCTTGGTGGCGTCGAAGCCAACGGTCTTGGAGCGGAACATCTTTTTGTAGGCGTAGGGGTCCGGGCTGACGACGTTCATCGTCACCTGGCGCATGTTGTTGCCGAACGCCACCGGGTCCTTTTTCATGGTCTCGGGGGTGGCGCCGCCATCCAAAATGACTTTGAGCCAGCGCCATCCGGTCGAGCGGGTGAAGTAGCCCAACCATCCGTGCTGCGTCTTCGACCAAGCGCGCTGCCACCTGGCCTCGGTGTTGCGGTAGATGGTCTCGGTCGAAATATTCAGGCGGGCCCGCACATTGGCGTTGGGGTTCAAGATGACGCCGAATGACTGCGTACGGCGTTTGATGTCGGTGCGCTCCAGCCGGGAGCCGATCAGGTAGGGCCCTTCCGAGAATCGGTGATCGAACGGCACCGACATGGCGCCCATCAGCTCGGACTCCAGCACCGCCCCTTCGCGGCCGCGATGGTTACCGGCAAGATGCCACTTACTGCCATCGACACCGATGTACAGCAGATTGGTTTCCATGTTCTTAAGCTCTTCGGGCAACCATTCCCAGCGGGTGAATTGCTCCCAGCCGGGGAACTTGACGGCGGCAAACACCGCTCCGGCAAGCTCATTGGCGTTCCCGCCCCAGCGGTAGAAGGGCGGTTGAATCTGGTTGTCGGCGGGGTTCTCGCCCCAATGATCTGGCGCGGTGGCTGATTCGGTCATGCTCCCAGTCCTGCCGTCGCGTAGGTGCGCGTCCGTTCGTTCTGCTTCTTCTGGATGGACGTTTGAACGGCCTGCGGGTCCATGCCCTGATTGCCGTTGAGGTTGATGGAGTTGTCGATGGTGGTCGGCTGCGACATGCCTTGGGCGAAAGCGTTGGTGGCGATATCACCAATGCCCGCGATAAGGCCACCGGGCCCGCCGCCGGGCATCACATTTTCTGCGGTCACCGTCGATGTCTGGCCCTGCGAGAACAAGCCGGTAAGGCTTGGCAGGCCCATGCTGTTCAACATGCCGCCCCCGCCCTGGCCCGGCCCACCAGCGCCGCCGCCGCCAAGTAGGCCGGTGAACATCTTCACCAGGCCCCACTGCCTCGGGTCGGAGAACAGCGAACCGTCAAACCCGAGGCCCTGAAACAAGCCGTCGATCAGCCCTTGGCCGAGGTCACTGCCCGCCGCGCTGCCACCACCGGCCCCACCGCCAAATGGTGAGTTCGCCATGGCGGCGTTGTATTCGTTTTGCGTCGCTGTCAGGTCGTCGGTGGCTTGGGCCTGCTCACGCTTGGCTTTGGCCAGCCGGTATTCGGCGGCGTCGCGCTGCTTCTGCGTGACCTTGCTGGGGTCCTTGGCGTTGAGTTCGTCCAGCGAGGCCTGCGCCTGCTGCACGGCAAAGTCACGATCAGACACACGGTCCTGCGCCTCGCGGACCCGGCGCGCGCCTGCGGCGCCACCGCCGCGGCCGGATGACGAACCACCGCCGAAGAGGCTGCTGCCGCCGGACATCCCGGACGCCGAGGGCAGCGAAATGCTGCTGGTGGGTAGGCCGACAGCTGCCGCGCCAGCGCCCCGGCCCTTGCCCAGCATGACGTGCAGGTGGTCCATGTGGTTCTGCGTCGGCGAACCACGGTCATTCATGGCCTTGCCGTCTGTGAAGGACCCGCCGTAGCCGTAGCTGGTTTGGCGCCAGATGAATCCGTCAAGGCCGAGTTGTTCGCGGTTCTTGACCAGGAAGCCTGCGACCTGATTGCCGAGCATCATGCCCTGAGGGGTGTCCCAACCGGGGACCATCACGTCAATGGCGTTGCCGCTGGAGTGCTCGCCGTAACCGTCCTCGGCGCGGCGACCGCCGATGTCCCCGATCTGCGGCCACTGGCGCATGATCGTGGTGCGCAGGAAGTCGGCGCCAGGGTTGAGGCCCTGGGCGAAGCCAGGGATCATGGCGTGCAGCATTTCGGCCGGTGGCACCCATCCGGCGTTGAGCGCGGCCAGGATTGGGGCGCCGCCGTTGCGCATGGCTGCCGCTGTCATGACGCCTTCGCCATTGGACAGCCACGCCAAGATGGAGTCGCTTGTGCCGGTACCCCGTCCGCTGACCTTGCCGCCTCCGGCGTAGCCCGGCGCGTTGCCGATCGGGCCACCGTCTTTGTGGCCGAAGATGCCGCCGAGGCCAGGCACCTTGGACAGGAAGCCGCTGGCCTTGTCTACGATGCCGTTCAAGCCACCAGCAACCCCGCCGATGACATCGGCCAGCGCCTTGAATCCGCTGATCATGGGCTTGATCACCACGTCAACGATGGGTGTGAGGATCTTGACCAGGCCGGTGAACAGTGGCGCCACAACCTTGATCGCCGCCGCGATGGCGGGAATGGCGGCGGTGCCCAGCTCGGCCAGCGGAGGCAGAAGGGGAATCGCCGTCTTAAGCAGATCGCCCATTGCGCCCAGCAGCGGGGGCAGCAGCGGCGTGACCTGCTGGAGGGCACCCGCGAAGGCGCCTGCGAATGTGCCTGCGACCTCGGCCAGTACGGGTGCCAGCTGGTCGATGACCGGCTTGAGTGCGTTCGCGAGCGCCGATACGACCGGGGCCAGGGCCTTGTATAGCGTCGACAGGGCTGGGGCGAGCGCACCGACCACCGCGCCGACCAGCTGTCCGAGCACAGGCAGGATCGGGGCCGCACCAGCCACCAGGTCGGCGAAGGCCTGCGCCAACGGCGCAATTGCCGGGGCGAGCGCTTGAATGGTCTGGACTACGGCCGGTCCGATGGCGCCCAGCAGGGTCGAGATAGGGCCCGCCAGCGAGGTCACCACGGGGGCAAGGGTCTTCATGACCTCGGCCAGATTGGTGAACACCGCTTGCAGCGCAGGCGCGGCGGCAGTGCCTAGGCCGGTGAATGCGGGGATGATGGTGCCGAGCAGGCTTTGGCCGACTGTTTTGAGGATCGGCGACAGGGCGGCAAGGGCTTCCTTGGCTCCAGAGAAGAAGGCGCCCAAAGCATTTTGGCCCTCCGTGGAGTTCACGAAGTCGCGCATCGTCTGTGTCACGGTCTGCAACGAAGCTAGGAATCCGCCGCCCACGTCGTTGCCTGCGCGGAACACCCCGCCGATGATCGACCCCAGATTGCCTGTGATATCGGCGAGCTGGCCCATGGCATGAATGCCGGTCTGAATCCACTCAGTCATACGGCCGCTTTCGCGCGCATCGCTGACGAAACGGGCGAAGGAATTGGCAGCGTCGGTGGCGCCCTGCGCCAGCTGCGGCATGAAGGTGGAGCCGACAGTGCCGATATCCAGCAGAGATTTGACGACCGGTGAAAGGGACTGCGACAAGGTGTTGAATGCCGTCGCGCTGTTTCCGGTCAGTGTTGCCATGTCCGAAACGGATTGCGGTGCTTGCAGAAGCGCCGAAACGCTCTTGAGTGCGCTGTTTGCACTGCCCGCAATGTCGGCCATGGCGCCTTGCATCATCGGCAGATAGGTGGCGCCCAGGGCCTTCACTTCGGAGGCGAATCCGTCAAAGAATCGGTCCTGTACCGCGTTTTTCAAGTCCTTGAGCTGCGGCAGCATGGACTGGATAGCGGTCGCGGTCTCGCGGGCGTTCGGTGATAGGTCGGCGATAGCCTTCGCGAACTTTTCGGGGTCGCCGATGTCCTTCATGGCGTCGCCGAAGCCGAGGGTGGCGACCTTGAGCGCGCCGATAGCTGTCGCCGCGCCGCCAGCGGTGGCCGGCAAAAGTCCAAACGCGCCGCTAGCGGACATGATGGCGCCGGTAAGGGCTGTCAGTCCACCAGCGGCGCCAGTGATAGCTAGACCGCCCAGGGCGCCCGCCATCGCCCCGCCGAGAGTCTTGGAAATGAAGGACGCGGCCCCGGTGATCTGCTTGCGGTCGATGTCGATCTTGTAGGGCCGCGCCTTGCTCAGTTCGCGGTCCAGGCGCTTGATTTGCAGGCGCGCCTTGCCGGTGTCGGCGTCAATGTCGACCGTCAGGTCAATGCCGTCGACGGCGCGACGGGTCTCGCGTACCAGTCGGGAGGTGTCGGGCACGATCGAAACCCAAAGGGCCATTAGCTCATTGCTCATCGCTAACTCCCTTCTGTCGTTTCCATCGGGCCCGTGCCTCGCGCCACATGGATGTGAATGCGGCCATCGGGACGACCTGTTGTGTGCGGCCCCCGAGAGCTGCCGTGAGCGCGTTTGCGCGCTCACGCACGCCGGGGCGTGGAATCTGTTTCGGCCGGTTCCGTGGCGGCTTGCGCTGCGCATCCTTGGTATGCAGCCACAGCCAGTCGTTAAGGCGCTCAAGGATTCCGGCGAGAAGATGCGAGTCGAGCGGCCACCCTTCGGCCAGCTCGTAATGAATGGCAGTCCCCGGTGGTGAGGCCACGGTGAAGGCATGCAAGTCTTCCCAGCTGCACGCCGGGCGGTCGAAACGCAACCCGGCGTGCAACAGGTCTAGGCGGAAAGCCGCCTCGTGCTTGCGTGCGAAGTCACGGACCTCGCCAATCAGTTTGGGAGTTTGGCCCCCGACCAGAACGTCAGCAGGCTCTTGATATCAGCCAGCTTGCCGCCGCCACGGAAGGCCGCGGTGATCGCCGCGATACCTTCGGCGTAGTCGACGGCATGGTCACGCATGGCCTGACGGAAGAGCTTGATCAGCATCACGTGATCGGGAATGTCCTCCAGCAGATCGGCGAAGATGTCGCCCGCGTCCGGCGTCGGGAACGGCGGCAGCGACACCACCGTGCCCGAAGGGTCTTCGTAGCGTTTCAGCTCGGTGCCCTCGACGTAGATAGGCGCCCAATCGAAGTCAGCATCGCCCGGCTTCGGTTCCGGCTTCGCGGGGGTCTCGGTGCTCTGCTCGCCCTCGGCTATGTCGAGGTTGTCCTCGTACTCACGGGCATCTTCATCGTCAACTTCGACAGCGGGGGCGGTCTTTTTTGCGGTTGCCTTGGTGGCCATGTGATTGTTCCTTTGCAGGTGAGTTGCCTTGGAGTGCCTTGGGTCCCGCCCGCCTGTCCCAAGGCAAAACGGACGGGCGGGACAGCGTGGTGAATCGATGGGCGGCTGGTTTTCGCCTCTCCTAAGCCCCGTCACCGCTTGGCTCGGGGTCAGGCTCCGGCTCCGGTTCCGGGTCAGGTTCCGGGGCCGGGGGAGGCGCTAAGGGGTTCCGCCACCGCCTGCGGGCAGTGGCACAACCTGGCCGTCGTCCAGGTAGATGTAGGCGTTGTTGCCCTGTGAATCGGGCAGCAGCTTGAGCGTCAGGTCATGGCCCGACAACTCGCTATGGGCGGTCTTGAAGTCGCCCTTCTCGGACACCTGGGCCAGCGGTGCGACCCACCGCATCGCCTTGAGACCTTCGGAGCCATCGGAGTAGAAGCTGTCAATCCAGACAGTCTTTTTCGGCAGCATCAGCTTGTTGACCTTGATGGCCAGCCAGTTGCCATGCGCCTGCGTCGCCTGCGTGTAGGCCACGTTGTCGTCGCCGTACGCCAGCTTGGCAATATCTCGATTCATGATCTGTAGCAGCACCATCTGCCACGACACCGAGAACGATTCCTGTAGGAACGCAACGATATCGCCGCCCCAGGCGGCAATCTCATTGATCGATCGATCTTCGGTACCGGTCACGCCGTCTTCGGAGACGAAGCCGACATTTTTCAGGTCAGGACTGTGCTCGGTGGCGGGGATAAAGATGTCGTCAGCCGGGGGCAGGGCAATGCCTGGCTTACCGATGAATACACCGCCAGTGATTCCCGGCGCGGTCGGCGAGCCGGAGAACAGTTCTTTGATATCGCCCGCTGCGCCACCGGGGCCAGCGACAATGGGTCCGGTCATGGTGAATACACCTCTCTGCCCAACGCGGGCAATGGGATTGGTAAAGATGCCTTGAGACTCAGTGCTTGGCTCTGACGAGCCATTCGAGGACGACTTGATAGCGGACGTGCGTCTTGACGTCCGGGTCGTCCAGATCGGTTGGGCCACCGAGCTTTTTGGCCCTAGCCACGTAGGGGTAGCCGTCGAACAGGAAGCCAACGGCTGCCTTGCCCAGTGCAGCCACCAGGTTCGCGGTCTGAGCGCATCGAGGGCCGTCGATGTCGTAGAGCTGGGCGACGACCTGCGCCCGCGTGGCGATCAGCGATTCGTCGGGCCCGCCGTTGGAATAGACGCGCATGAACCGATCGGGGCGACTCTTGGCCGGTACTTTCTTGCCGACGTGCTGCGTATGGCCCTGTGCGGCAAGAGTGTTGGTGAAGTAGGTGACGGCGAGCTGATCAACGTCCGGGTGGACGATGAGCGTCATCGGCGTGCGGCTGCCCGCAGAAGCGAGGATGTGCGGCGCTCGTGCCCCATGGCGCGACCGGTCGCGGTCACTACCGAGACACGGGCGCGGTTCTTGCCGACATGCAGGTCTGCGGTGTAGCTTGGCCCGTCATCGACGGGGCCGTTCTGCGCCACGTCAGCGGTCACCTGGTGATCCAGGTTGGCATCTTGGGCGACAACCTCGCCGACCTCAAGCAGCTTGGCCTGCACCGCCGCCGACTTGCGCAGCTCGCGGAAGGCGCGTTTGTTCACGCGGACCTTGGTAACGGTCATCCCTGGACCCTTCGCAGGTTGACGACAGCGCCGAAGTGCTTGCCGAATGGATTGAATTCGGTGGACTCGGGATAGCCGATGCATTCAAAGACATTGCCCGCCAGTGTCACCCGATCACGCGGGCCGTAGACCTGACCGGGCGGCACGAGCAGCACCACGTCAACAATGACGCGATCTTGGCCGACCAACTTCGGCTCATTCGACATCGCCGGGCCAGCCCCATACACAGACCGTGCGGTCGCGGGTGCCCACTTATCGATCGGATCGCCGTGCGCGTTCTGAGCGTCAGGAATGAAGGCCTCGTGCGCGACGACGAACGGTGTGGGAAAGCTCGGCGCGGTCATCGACCCGAGATGTCGACAGAGAAGGCCTTACCCGACACAGCCCAGCGGCGCAGGGCGAGCTTGTCGGCCTTAGTGAGCCACACGCCGCCGTTAGCGGCGTCGGCATTGAGAGTCACGGTCTGTGAGAAGACATGCGCTGCATTGGTGACAGCAGTGGCCGAGTCAGTTCGGCCAGTCAGGGCGCGCGCCGCCACCCGTGAGGTCACGATGCGCACCCTGTCCGGTACCGGGTCGAACGGGCGGTCACCGCAGTAGGCAGAAACCAGGGCAGAGGCCTCATCGAGCACGCCCGGCAGCCACTCAACCTCGTCGGCGGTCAGGTCGCGGCGTAGCCGCGCCTCAACGTCGGCCTGGTCAGCGAGCGCGGCCACTTGAGCGCTTCCGGGTCCGGCTCGTAGCCGGACGGGGTGCAACCGGCTCGGGTGCCTCGGCTGCCGCTACGGCGGGCTCGGGCTGCGCCTCTGCCACTTCTTCGGCTGTCACGTCAGTGTCATCGGTTGGCACCCCGGTGGGCTCCGGGTCTGCGGTGTCGACCTCGCCGTCTTCGATCAGGTGAGCGCCCACCACCTCACCCGGTGGGACGGGATCGCCTGCGGACAGGCGCGCCCCACCGGGCAGGTAGATGACACCGACCAAATCGGATCGGATCGAAGGCACTACAGCACCTTTGCGGCCATGGACAGGTTGGCGTTGGCCAACACCGGCAGGCCGATGGCGGCGCCGTGAACCCACACACCGATCGGGTCGCGGGTCTTGAAAGCGCCCATCGCGATTCCGGGGCGGTCAACCTCGGCAATCTCGTAATCTGGCTCGGAGGCCTCCAGGGTGGTGCCCCAGACGGTCGCACCGAGGTCGGTGCCGTCCTCTGCATACGCATCGACCGGCGCGGGCAGCAGGTACAGCTTGTTCTCCGGCAGGATGCGGACAGTCTGGCCCGCCACCTTGGCGCGGCGGTCGAATACCGCGATCGGGGGAAGGCCGTACGCGGACAAGGTGGCCTGTACAAAGGCTTCGGTCACCAGTCCCGGCGCGGTAGCCGAGTTGGTAGCCAAGGCCTTGAGTTCGGCAGACAGCATGAGCGCGTTGAGCACCCGGCGCGAAGTCAGGATGACGCCCGGCTCGTCGCCGTTCTCTTCGACGTAGGCATCACGCCACAGCCGAAGGTCGGTCAGCGGCTTGGAGGTCGGATCGGACCACAGGGTTGCGGCGGTGACGGCGAAGGCAGCGCCGCGACCGAAGTCGGCAGTGGCGATGAAGCCGTTCTCATTGATTGCGGCCTTGCCGCTGTCAATGACCTTGCCGCGCATCACTTCCAGCTTGTCGCTGATCGCGTAGGCGAGGCGCTTGGCCTCCTTGAGCACCGTCGACAGCACCGTGTCAGAGTCGACGTTGCCACGCAGGCGCAGCTGGTCATACTCGGACACGCGCACCTTGCGGCCCAGCGGGGGCAGCTCGATGGTGACGCGCTCAGCGCCGGGAGTCTCCCCGATGCTGACCTCTGCGTCGTACGAGCGGTACTCGGCAGCGTCCAGAAGGCCGTTGTCTCCCTTGACGAAGCGAGCAACGATGTCCGGCACGGTGCGGTTCGGCAGGAACGCGGCCAGGGAGCCCTTGCGGCGTTCGCGGTCGGCCAGCGCTTCGCGGGCATACCCGGTCAGTGCGGCCGGGGTGATGACATCAGTCCATAGAGTCATTGTTCAGCCCTTCCTTAGACGAAAACGAACAGGCCAGTGGTGTCCGCGTCAGCGGCGACCGTGGCGGGGAGCTTGGACAGGATCACGCGGCCGTGGTCGAGCAGCGGGGCAACGATGTCGCCGCCGCCATCGCGGACCGACTGGTCGGTGAACAGGAAACCGGCAAGTACGCCAGCACCATTGGAGTCGCCAGCGGCGTACGGCACATAGGTGTCGCCCACCTTGGCCAGCGGCAGGCCGGACTTGAGCCGACCGTCCGGGTAGTGGGTTTCCTTAACCAGGGCTTCGCGATCGATGGTGACGGTCCGGCATGCGTCGGTACCGTGCTTGGAACCAAGCCAGGACTGGTTACCTGCACCAAAGGTCTCAGTGCGAACAGTGAGATCCATTTTTCCTCCTTATGGGAGTTGGGATAGCGCAGGCGAGTCCTGTGCTACGCGTTGGGTTTCGGGTGTGACTTCGTGTACAGCTCTGCACCAGCGGACACCGAGGACGGCTTGGTGCTCTTGCCGCCGGGGGGTTGGCCCTGGTGCTGATTGGGCGCCGGGGGCCGTGGACCGCCATCGGTGGTAGCCACAAAGGGCTTGAGTTCGTTGATTTCGGCGTCAAGCTCGGCGTCGGTGGTCCCGACCAGCTTCTTGGCGAGTGCCAGCGGCAGCCCCTTGTCGACGCCGTACTGTGTGCGCTCAGCTGCCGCCGCCTTCGCTTCGGCCTTGGTGCGGGCCTCGGCCTCGGCAGCCAATTTGGTTTGCAGATCGGCGATTTGATCCTGAACCTTGTCAGCGTCCGTCTTGTCGCGATCCTTGATCGCTTGCAGCTCGGTGTGGCTGGACTTGAGTACATCGAGGTCGCCGTATTTGTTGGCGACCTCGGCGCGCTCACGGGTCAGGCGCTCGCCGATGATGCGCTCCACATCGGCCTGAGTGAACTTGGCGTCACCAGATCCTTTGTCGCCGTTGTCCTGGTCGTGATCGGACGATGCCCCAGCCACGGGCCAGATCGGGCCGCGCTTGCCAATAGCAAGTGCAGTCAATCCAGTTCGGGGATGGGTCGGCAGAACTGTAGTCATGAAAATCTCCGTAGCTCGTCAGCATTACCCGGCCGATTTGACGCTGGCCGTCCGCGCTCACGCCCCGCTATGGGGTGGAGGTCTGTTCGCGCTGTTGCGCATCCATCTGGCGCAGTACCGCTTTGAAGTCGATGGCGCCGTACTTGCCCTTGGTTTGGCCCGCCTCGCGAGTGGCGGTCACCGCTGCGGCGTATTGCTTGTCCCACTGCTCGACGTATGATGGCGGCTCGTAGGAACCGCCTGGGCGCACCGCCACCGCGATGCAGTGGCACCAGTCGTGATACTTATCGCCGTACTGCTGCGAGCCGCGCAGCGCACCGGCACGGGCATCGCCGACCTGCCGTCCGCGCTTGCCCGCCTCGCGCGCCGAGCGGAACGTAGAGCGTCGGGCCAGGGCTTCGTCGCGGGTCATCTGTCCGGCCGCGATGGCGCGCCGGTCCGATGTCTCCAGGTTCACGCTGCGACCAGTGACCCCCAGGGCCGACGCCTCGGACGTGTACACCGCGCCGCGCGTGGCGAGCATCTTGCAGAAGTTGCACGCGTTCGCCGAGGCGTAGCGGGCCCACCGGGCGCCGGTCTCGCGCTCCACATTGTCAGAGATGGTGCGCCGCGACTGATCGAACACCGAGCGCGTCGCCGAACCCTGTAAAGCCTCGATGGGCTTGCCCTGCGTCAGTGACCAGCGTCCCGAAATGGCCAGCGCCTCAACATCGAGCAGGGGAGCGGCCACCGTTTCAAACGCGGGCGCTGACGGCGCCGCGACCACCGGCTGAGCTTCGTACCAGGCCTGCGTCAAGTCATTGGACGCGGCCAGGTACGGCGTCACCACTTCCGGGTAGGCGGCGGTGATATACGCCATCTGCTCCACCGGCTGCATTCCGGCGATGCGGGCCAGTAGGTCTGCGATTTCCCCGCCCAGCTCGACGGTGAGCCGAGTCAGGAGTAGCTGAAACTCAGCTGCCTCGGTTGGCATCCACCAACTCCGGCGTCACGCCCTGCGGCGGTGGGGGAACCTCTTGCACAGGCGAATTCGACAACCGGTCGACCAGCTTGGTGACCGTGTTCTGTCGGCGTTCCTGCCCCAGGATCTTCTGATCTGCCTCGGAAATACCGACCTCGCGGTACGTGACCTTGGAATTGGGCTCCAGGACATCGGATGCGATCAGCTTGGAAACCCGGTCGGCATCCGATGCGGGTGTGGGCGTGGCAGGGTTGAGCCAGTTCGGTGCGACGCCGCTGACAGCGGCCATCGTCGCCTGCGGGTCACGATGCTTGACGATCAGGTAAGCCACCTGGCGCCATGCCCGCGACCACATGCGCTGGCGCAGCAAGGCGCGCTTGACTAGCCGCGACTCCAGCACGCGCACCGCGTCCGCAGAGGGCGGGTTATCGGTGGCGAAGCCAAGATAGTTCCACGGGATCGCCGACTCGGCCGAGACGTGTTGTAGGTAGTGCTTGATCTGCTCGATATACGGCGTCGGCGGCGCCGGAGTGAACTGGCCGACCTCCGGCATGGGGTCACCTGGCTCTGGCGGCGGAATGAAGTTCATCCGCGACATGGCCACGTTCCACTGCTTGATCAGCTTCTCGCCCGCCGGGGTGTTCTCGTCAATGCCGAACTGGGCCGGGTCAACACCAAGGCCGTACCGCTGTGGCGCGGTGTAAAACTCGCGGTTGATTTCCATCCCGAGCAGCGTGCGGCCGATAGCCTCGGTCGCATACCGCACAGGCGGGGTTATCTCAGAGCGGCCCCGAATATCGGAGGGCCGCTCACGGTTCGGGAACTGGACAATCGGCACCACGCCGAGGTTGTGGTCATCGCGCTGAACCTCGGTGACACGGCCATCGCCGCCGCGCGGCAACGTCACCGTTGCCTGCGGGGTGTACAGCACCTCGGTAGTCACCGCGGCGGTCAGTGGGTCGCGGCGCGCAATCAGGCCAGCGGCCTCGATACGGCGCCGGGAATCCCACAGCACAGTCGTTTCCATAGGGGACTCAGCACCGACCACCACAGCGGGCTCATTCAGCTCTTGATCGCCGGTACCGACACTGACAAAGCCCATGCCGCAGATCAGCGAATCGACCGCCTGACGGGCCTGCTCAACCTCAAGGGCGTTGTCCCGGTACGCCTCATCCAAGACGGTGCTGTCGCCGTCGAGCACCGACCAGCCGTCCCACTCGACGCGCTCAGCGAGCACGTCGACCACGATGCCGGGCGTGCCGACAAACACCTCAAGGTCAGCAAGGTGCGGCGGCACAGCGATATCCAGATTGCGCGCCTTGTGCTTGCCCTCGTACAGCGTGTACTTCTTCTCATTGGCGCGGCGAGCCTGAGCCAACTGGCTGCGCAGCCGTCCGAGGTACTGGACTTCCTGACCGGACAACTCGCCGGTATCCATGAAGCGGGCCAGGTCTGCGGGCGGTGCAACCATCTAGTACACCGCCTTCCTGGTGGTCCGTTTCCGAGGTCCGTTAGTAGTTGCGCCAAGTAGCGCAAGGCTTCCCGACACCAGAGGCGCAATGTTCACGGCGTCATCCGAGCGGTCCCAGCCGAAGCCGCCCGCGTCGCGTATGGGCCGCTTCTGGGCCCCGGCAACTGCCTTGGTGAGTGCTTCCTGACCGCCATGGGTCAGCAGTGGTAGGCCGTCGTCCAAAAGTTCGGAGTCGATCGCATCCATCCAGGCGCCGCAGGCTTTGGCCATGTCCTGCGCTGTGGTTTGGCGAGCCCGGCACCGCCTGGCCAGCAGATCGGGCAGTAGCGCCGACGCGGGCGAAGCTGAATCGATCAGGATGTCAATGCGTTTCGATGTCTCGACCAACCAGTTTTTGCCGGCCGAAATGTCGCAGCCGCTCCACACCTCTTCGACGTGGACGCGCCCACCTTCGAGCACCCACGCTGCCGAAATGGACAGCTCGCGCCCATGTGACATGTCGACACCGATCGCCGAGGGCGTCGCATCGCTGTCTGGGCCAATGTCGATCGCCGAGGCCCACAGGCGCTTTGAAATGATGCGCTTAGTCCTGACGATCTTGTCCCAGATGCCGAGACCTTCCCGAAGGAATGAGGCCTCGCCCAGGATTTTGCGCATGCGGCGTACCGCCCGCTCACTGACGCGGTTCGGGAACGCTGGAATGGCCTTGCGCCACTGAGTCTTGTCACTCGGGTTGCATCCACGGTCCGCCGAGAACTCGACGTACAGCGACTCACGCGGCACATCGTCGTCATCGTCATCGAGCCCGGCATAGTCTTCGTCGTCGGCCTCGATACCAGCGTCGAGACGCTGAGTGGTGAAAAACTCGCTCGGGTCCTCCGGCTTGGGCGGTGTGCCCATCGTCAAAATAAGCGGGTTCTTCGCAACGTTCGTAGATGGCGTCATGTCATCGAGCGCCTTCGACGTAAGGATCTGTGCCTCATCGAAAATCAGCACGCCGATGTTCGGGAAGCCACGACCAAAGCCGCGCTCGCGGGCGCCGAACATGATCACCGAACCATTGGTGAATAGGATCTTTTCGTCACCCGAGCCGCTGTAAATCCGCTTGATGTACGGCTTTACGCTCGGCATGTCGGCCAAGCCCTGCATCGACTCGAAAGTCTCGCGCGCCGTCTTGAACAGGTGCGCGGTCCAGATGCACCGCAGGCCGGGGTATTTGATGCACAGCGCGAACACAATTGCGCCGATCAGGTAGGTCTTACCTGACTGGCGCGGTATCGAGATGGCCGTCGTGTCCGAGGCGTACAGGCCGTCCGGCCGCTTCGCCAAGATCAGGCGACCCAAGTCGTCTTGCCAGTCATCGAATTCGATGCCCAGCACACGGCATATCTCGCAAATCGATGGCCACTCGGTAGTGACCATGTTCTCTGGTGGCACCACATAGCGGGCCTTGGCGTACAGTGCCGGGGCCTCGACGTTCGTATCGTCGGGTACCTTCACCGCGTGCGCGATCGGGTCCGTTTCACCCGACAGCTGATCCAAGATGGCGATGTCTTCGGCGATGTCCAGCAGACGCCGCGACAGCGCCGCCAAGTCGCGGATCGGGGTGTCGTCACGGTCGACGGCGGTCGCCACCCGGACGCGCATCTTGCCCAGAAGCTCGCGGCGTTCCTTGCGTGACTCGGGGCCGTCGTCAAGGTCGCGCAGAATCTCCAGCAGTCGCTGCGACAGCGACGCCAGCTCGCGGGTATTGGTCTCCGGGTCAAGCACAACCGGCGAAAGGCGGTCGCGCATCGACTCCAGCAGGTCGGTCTGGTCACCCTCGCGAGCGGCCAGCATCACCGACATTGGTCGGCTATCCCTCGACCCAGCGAATCGACGGCTCGCCGCCAGCGATAGTCACCTCGGCGATACGCGCGCCATAGCCCTGATTGCGATACCGGGTCCGCTGAGACTTGGCAGCGGCGAACGTGTTGTACGACCGGCACGCAGGATTGTGCCGATAGCTCCCGGTGTAGCTGCCCGTGTCTAGGCCGTCGTCAGCGCGGAACTTGGGCACCAAAAACAGCCCGTCACCCTGGGCATTCACGTACATCGGCATCGCCATTTCGTCGTCAGTAACCGCACCGGGGCTTGGTGGAAAATGTGGTATGTAAATGCCCGCCTATGCCACGAGGGGCGACTAGGCGGCGGGGGAGGGGAAACCCCCTGGTCAAAGGCTTGCGCGACACAGCCAGTGGCAGCGGCAATGCCTGCGACCTGTGAAAATACTCGAGTTCAGCTAACTTTGACGACCAATGCAGCAACCTTCGGATGGTTGAAGCATTCCCGTAGAACGTCGACAAGGGCATCGCCCGCGACGTTGCCTGAGTTGTCGGCTTCGCCATGACGTGCGTCTGCTAGCCGTGCCTCGTCGTACTCGCCGATCATCTGTCGCACTCGCTCGGCACTGACTGGATCGAAAGCGATCACCACCAGCGCCTTTCGGTGACGAAGTTGGCGCCGATGTCTTCGGGCAGCTTGTCGCTTTTGTCCCGGTTGCACTGTCGGTGCGATGGCACCTTGTTGTCCAGTGTGTCTGTGCCGCCCTTGGATAAGGGGATGAGGTGGTCAACCTGATAGCTCAGTGGCTCAAGGTGATTGGCCTCGTAGTCGATGGGCTCGCCGCAGTGGTGGCATGGTGGCCGTCCACGTGCGAGGTAGCGCCTGTGCTTGTCTCGTAGCGTGGTGTTGCGCCGCACTGTCATTGCGGTACAGCCACACTCACGTTGCCGCTGGCGTCAACGGTGAATCTGTAGCCGAGCTGCGCAACAACGGCGCGCAAGATCTTGTTGAGCCGGTCAGCTTCTCGTAGCGCCTGCTCTGCCTTCCTGAGCGCGTCATAGGCGGTTGAACTAGCCAGCTCCGCAGGTGTGGCGGGACAGTGATCCATGGCGACTACCGGGCCCTTTCTAGGGCCTCGGTGATGCGGTCTATTTCATCGTTGGCCCAGTCTTGGCCAGCGGTGTCGTCTTCGATGATCGCCTGTGCCCGTATGCGTTCTGCGTCGCGCAGCGCTCGCATCAGGCCAGCGCTCACCTGCGGGCGAGTGCCCTTGTTGCGTGCTCAGCCTTGGCGACATCGAGCAGCCGGTAGAGCTTGCGGCCGCGATCGTCTATGCCGCACTGGGGAAGCCTGGTCTTGCACTTGGCGGGGCCGTAGCCGCGCGAAGCCCATTGGCGCACAGTGACGGATCGGACACCGCAGATGGTGGCCGCTTCTTCGGCAGTGACGAGGGATTCGGCGCCATCCGGCGCGAGTACCGCAGTCATGAACTCCCCTGAAATGCGAAAACCCCTCCGCGCGGGCGAAGGGGTCCGGTGTTTGGGTATAGCTCTGTCAGTCGCACCCATAGTACATGTAACACAGGACATTCCGCATCTCGCGCTTGCGGGCGTGTCAGGGCTGACCCTGCGCCTCGGTCACAAGCTCTTCGAGCACGATCGATGTCCACAGCGGATAGTGCTCGCTGCGGATCTGCGTCTGGCAGTTGCCGCACTCAATCCAGTCGCGTTGCACGTCGATGTAGCGCGTCAGGGTCCGCATGTCGCAGTCGGGGCATGGTGTTGGCAGGGCGATACGTGGCCGCGTCAGGCCGAGCTGGCTGCGGACTTTCGAGTGCAGCCCATGCCATTCGGCGATGATGTCCGGCGCCCATTCCTGGCGGCACAGCTTGTCAATGCGCACCGACAGGTAGGTGTGTGCGGCGATGACGGCGGCGCGCTCACTGGGGTAGTCCTCGCCAGGGGCCTCGTGCCCTTGCTCGGCCAGCGTGCTTGCGAGGTTGTCATGTGCTGCCCGCAGGCATATGGCGATCTTCGTGAGCATGTCCGAGGCCCATTCGGCCGGGTGGCCGTAGTCCTTGACCTTGGCGCCGCGCATCTTGTCGCCCTTGTTGGGTGCGGGGAGCTGATGCAGCTGAACCCAATCGAGCACAACGCGCTCCAATGCGGTGGCGACGCGGCGCTGGCAGCTGCGGCACATGCCGTCCGGCGTGTGTGCTGGCTTGCCGTTGTCTCGCTTGCAATCCGGGTGCGCGCACAGCTCGACGGCGCTGCCCTTGGCGATGGTGGTCATGTCATGCAATCCCTTCGGCTCGTGCTCGGATCTGTGTCACGGTGTCGTAAATGGTTTTCCGGACGGCCATTTCGTCGGTTCCGATCACCTTGACGAAACGGTCGGTGGCTTCGACCACGGTGGCCTTGCCGGGGTGGTCGCCTTCATATGCCCAGCCGTCGATGTCGTAGACCTGCTCAAACCCGCCAACGGGAGTCCACTCGTAGACGTAGAGAAGGACTTCACTCTGCACCCACTGGCGGGCCAGGGTGTCCGTCTGCTCATCGGTCTCCCACTCCGTGACCTGGGCATCACCGCCGCAATAGGCGGTGTTATTCCATGCGGCGGCAAGCTTTTCGGCCCGTTCCTTGTCGGTGAGCACCCGTTGAATCTGGTAGTCCGAATAGCTGCCTGTGGTGACGATGTAGACCTTCATCGGTCGACTCGCATGGACTCGATGACCCGCACGGTGTCATCAGCGCTGTCCGGCCTGAAGCTGAACTCGATGGATTGTGTTCCGTCGCCGTGGGTGTGGGTGCTGATCGATCGGACTTCACCAGTCAGGACGACGCCGTTGATCCACAGCGTGCGACGCGTGGGTGGCGGGGCGACGGGCGACGGCGGTAGGGCGTCGATCGCGGCGTACAGCCTGGCCGCTTCGTCAGATTCGAGCCGTATGGGGCCCGATGATGCAGCGAGTAGCGCCGAGGCGTCGCGAATGGTGGTGATCGCATCGGCCACTCTTCGGTCCTGTAGGCCTGCCCAGTGGGCCTCGGCGCATGCCTGGCCGTTGGGATGCTCCAGCCCTATTGGGCGCCAACCGCCTTGATCGTCCTCCCTGTACCAGACGAGACCACCAGCGTTGGCGTACCGCCATTGACCTTCGATGGTGCCCTTAAGGAAGAATCCGGCGCTGCTGTCCCACGTGATCGCGCTCATGCTGACACCTCGGCGGCTGCCGGGGCCTTGTCCTCGGTGCGAGCCACAGGGGCAGCTGGCGCGGTGGCGAGAACTCGCCGCGCCGGAGGGTCTGCCAGGTAGTCGATGGCCCGTCGCAGCGCCTCGGGTCCGTACCGGCCAATGACGACGTGGTTGCAAGTCGTGCAGAGCAGGCCGCGCACTGCTTCGCGTGTGTTCCCGAGCTTGTGGTCATGGTCGACGGCTAGCCGCTTCGTGATGCCCTTGGCCCGTCCGCAGATGGCGCAGGCACCGCCCTGCACGGCCAGAATCGCCTCGTATTCGGTCTCCGTGATGCCGTAGGTGTTCTCGACCATCCGGCCATGGTTCTTGCGCCGGACGGCCTTCTGACGGGCCCTGCGGTGCGTTTCGCAGCGGGGGCCGGGCCACGGGGCAGGCCGCAGTGTTGTGACGCCCTCGGCAAGGCAGTCCTTGCATTTGGGCTTTGGCTTGGACTTCGTGGTGGTCATCTCAATCCCTTCGGTTGTGATTGTTAACTGACTTTTCCGGCGTAGCTGAGGTGTCAGTGGTGTCAGCGCTGACACCTTGTGCGCGCACCCCCCAACGCCCTGACCTGGGGTGGCGCATACGTACACGAATCTCTCTTATATGCATAGTTATATATATGACCAGGTAGAGGCGTTTATTAGGGCATCCTTGGTGTCAGCGGTGTCAGTGGCGAGTTGCTGACACCTACTGTCAGCGCTGACACCACTGACACCCTTTGCTGGAGTCATGACCACACCCACCGTTGAGCGCGTCCGGCAGCGACATTGGCGTGGGCCTTGCCATCCGCCTGCAACACCGCCAATGCCTGCTCGCTGAAGGGCTGCAACCGGGCAGCGAGCTTGCGCCGCACCTCTCTGCCGGTGAGTCCGTCATCCCCGGCTTTACGTAGAAGCTCCGACACCTTTTCGATGGATCGCGCCATCAGGGCCCCGTCTTCGACCGCCTTCTCGATGTCAGCCGCCGACTTGGCCACACCTTGCAGGCGCCCTTTCTGGCGCGCCTCTTCGGCTTCGGAAGCCGCCAGCTGATCGAGCACCCATTGGCGCACCGCGTCGGACACCGCCGCCGCGACCCCGGACAGACGCCAGTCCTCCGAATCCATCGCCGACCGGCCGTCCAGGATGGCCAAGGCATAGGCGAACTTCTCGCGGGCGAACAGGGCATGCGAATTGAGTGCCGCTGTCTCACCGCGCGCCTGGGAGGCCCGCGTGGTCACAATCAGGCCCTCGCACTCCGATGGCACCCGCAGGGTGGCCGGATACTGCCAATCGGTCACCGGAGGCAGATACAGGGCGCCGTTGAATGTGGGCCGCACCGCCGCGATCCGAGGATCGGTCGCCGGGAACCACATAAACCGCTGCGGTGTCCCGCCATCGGCGTCGGCGAACATGGCCCGCGTCCGGCCCGGCTGGGCGGCGCACACCAGCGTCATCCGGTACGAGTGCGCCGGAAGCACCGGCAGCCGATTGCCTTTCCGGTACGCGAAGCCCAGCGAGCCGCCCGTGAACGCCGACCGCAGGATCGGCATCACCGTCGAACCGCTGCGCCCGGCCACCGCCGAATACGAGTCAATCTCATCGACAGAGAACAGAATCGAGCGGTGACCCGCCACCGGGTCCTTGACCGTGCCGTCGTCGTTGCGCTCGCCGAAGGCCTCGATAAGGCCTTCGCCGCTGCCCAAGTTCAGCGTCTTGATGGCCATCGGTATCAGCTCTTCGGCGATTTCCATCGCCGTCGACTTGCCGCCGCCGGATTCAGCGGCCAGCATCGCGAACCAGTTCAGCGAGCCGCCACGGGAACCGATGATGGCGGGCAGCTTGATGTGTGGATCGACCAGCGCCAGAGCCCGTGCCGCGCAGCAGGCCAGCACCGCCCACGGTGAACACATGCCGGCAAGGGCAGCGGTATACACCGTGCTCAGCGACGTGCGGGACTGCCAAAAGTCGCCCTCGTAGTCGCGTACGTCAATCCGCGGTGGCTCGGTCGGCGGCACATCGACCGGTCCCGCCGCCACTGGCGTATAGCAGGTGTTCTCGGCGTACCGGGGCTGCTGGCGTCCCGAGTCCAAGCCGCTGCGAATGGTGCGCTCAATCTCGCGGTCCGTCATCGGCGTTCCCGCCGTCGACCGCGCCGCCGCCGTCAACGAGTCGATCACCTCGTCCTCAGTGAGCCCGTGTGGCACGAGCTGGCCCAGGTTGAACGCCGAAATGTTCAGCTGGTCGTTGCGCCTGCCCTCCCCGGTGGAGGCCATCTCCACCATTTCCTTCTCCAGCGCCGCCCGGTAGTAGGGCGCGGTGTCGCGGGCCGTGGACGCCGCTGTGCGGGCCACCGGCTTGCGTTCCGGTTTGAGCCCGATACCGAGACGCTCCATGTTCTCGAATAGGTCATCACCGCTCACAGGCCGAAGGCCTCACGGATTCCGGGCACCAGGCGTTCTGGGTTCATGCGTCCAACGCCGCGTCGCTGCCAGGAAGTAGGTTGCCGCGTACTGGCCCGCCGGTTGTCGTCGTAGAGCAGCGGAGGATGCTCGCCAGTCGACTTTAGGTAGGCGCGGCGCACAGCGCCCGAGGCGCCAGGATCGCCGTGGCCGACCGCGATCAGTCCGATCGGATTGACGCGCAACCCGCTGGCGGTGGTCAGCTCAATGAAGACGCGCTGCAGCGGCGGAAACGACGCACCCCTGCCTTGGCGGCGGCGGGGCGGCTCATCCTGCTCGTAGGTGACCTCTACGTCAACCCAAGGCCCCCAGGGCGTCCCGAAGCCATCTAGTTCCCACCAGTCGCCAGGTGTCTGCGGTGAACCCCAATAGCGCAGCAGGGCTAGGCCATTCGGTCGTGGATGCGTGACCGACTGGCGACCGCCGCGACCCGGAGCCATGTACAGCTTGGGCAGCGTGACCGGCTCCACTGTGCAGGACATGGGCTCGGGGAACCACATCTGATGGTCGGGGATCTGCTGCAGTCGATGCTGCGGACCGCGCCGGGCTCGCAGCTGTTGCAGCCCGTCAATCGTGTACGGCTCGTCCAGCTCGGCGTACGTAGCGTCCGCGCCACGTGCCCTCATCGGATCGCCGAATTGTGGACCCATGGGCCTGACGGGTGACATGAGTGGCGGGAACTGAATAGGCTGCATCGGGCGCGGAAACTGAATTTCCGGCGGCAGATTCGGAGCGGTGTCGTTGAGCCACCTGGCCCGCTGCTCACGCTGCCATTCCTGCAAAGCTGGATCGCCTTCGGTCAACGCCTCGATAAATTCGTTGACCGCCTGCGGGTGCCGGTAGAACCTCTGCAACGGGGCTTGCTCGCGCCCCATGGTCCGCCGCATGGACCGGTAGAGCCGGTTGCGCCAGCGGTACCGAATACGTTGCGGCCCTGTGGCGAACGCGCCGGGGCATGACAGCGCACGCCCATGGCTGTGCCGGTCGTACTCGCCAAGGTGGTCATGGTCGACACCGGTCCACGGGGTGCCGTGCCAGGCGCCTTTGCACAGGGCGCACCGGTCAATGTCACTGGCAATGACCTCTGCGCGGCGCTCGGCGGCGATCTCACCGCCCGCCATCTGTTCATCGACAAGCGCGTCGATAGCATCCAGCACCGACTGTTCCGGGTTAGCGTTCATCGCTCCAATTCCTCTGTCGTGTAGACCCGTTTAGCGAGTTCATCTAGGAAGTCATCGACCGTGTCCGCGCAATAAGCGCTCCCTATATCGCGGGTTGGGTAGTGCTTCCATGTTCGGGCTTCGGCGATTAGTTCCTGTACCGACTTAGCCATCTCACGGGCAGCAGCAACGAAGAAGTCCTCGTTTCCGTCATGGGCCACAGCGCTCCATGACGGGCCGAGCGGGAACATTGCCGCCCACGCCCGTTGTGCGGCAGAGATTGCAGGGTCAGACACGTCGACCGTCCTCCCACCCCGCCAGATACGCCTTGCGCATCGCATCGTTACCCCACTCGGGATACTTATCGTTGGGGTCGTATCCGTGGATGGAAAGCATTAGCTCGGCGTCAATCTCGTTGTCGTTCGGTGGGTTTACGCCGAACATCAGCGGGCTAGACATCTTCGGTGTCCTTCCATGACTTCTCGATTGCCGATCCGAGGGAATTGCAGAACGCCCTGAATAGCTCGTCTGCCCGGCCTGAGTCCACATACACCTCGTAGCTCTCATACGTCGACACAGCTTCGATGTTGTCGTGCTTCGGGTAGAGCGCGGCGACGATTTCGGCGGATAGGTGCTCGGCATGTGCACGCTCGGTGACCGAGATAGTGCCCAGGTATCTCCAATCACACGCTGGCGCCGTGCACGTCGCGCCGCCCGCGTCCAGTGACCACGAACGGCGGTGCGTGCTTACAACTTCAGCTATGCGCTCATTGAGCGCCGAATCGTCCGTCATATTGACAACCCCAGTCCCTTTGCCGCGTTTTCCAATTCGCTCTCGTCGTCGCGTATCTCGTCCATCCATTGCAGCTTTACCAGGCGGTTCCCGTCGACCTTGCCAATGAGGAAGTCATCGGACTGTTCAAGGTCAACCGAGCCGTGACGGATCACTCCGCGCATGGTCTGACACCGCTTCATATCGCTGTAATAGGCGGTGCTGTATCCGATTTCGGGATTACCTTCGATGCGCGGCATGATGACGATGTATTCGTAGTGGGTCATGCCGCATTCCTTTCAGTGATGTTGTGGGCCTTGATGTCTGGTGATGGCGGCATGAGCCATTGCCAGCTCTGGTGGTCGCCGAGGGTGGACGGGGCGCCGACGACATAGCCACCCGCCCCGCGATAGTCGATGCCGGGCAGGAAGCCAGCACGGTTGCCGCGTCCGGTGGCTTTGACGTACAGGTGGATGCCAGCTGGTCGGCACTCGGCGCGGTTGCCTGCGGTCACCACATAGCCGTGAACATCGGGCAGGCTGCCCGCCTGCTCCAGCCGTGCCAGCGACTCGCGGCCACCCGGACCGGGGTCGATGTCCACCACATCGAAGGCGTGGCCGGTAGCAAGCCCAATGTTGTAGTTGGGGTTGCCGTTCCACCAGGCTTCGATGCGACGCCGGTTCGTGGTGGCGTCCTTGAATCCCTTGAGCGTGGCCGGTTCCTTGCTCCCGGCCTTGAGCGGGAACACCGGCCAGCCGAGGGCCTGGCTGTAGTACAGGGCTGAGCCGCGCAGGGTGGGCCGTTCGGCGGCATCGATGGTCGCGGCCAGCTCGTCGGCGCGAGCATTGTCACCGGCCTGCACAGCGGCCAGGAACTCGGCGCACTGGATGTCTACGGCGGTCGGCTTCGGCTCGCACGTCGGATGCACCGTGTCGTCAATGCTGGTGACCAACATGGCCTCACCGCAGTCGCGGCATGTGCTGAACAGCCTCATGTGATGGCCGCGATACGGAAGCGACCGGAGGTGTCGTACCAGGTGCGGTACATCCTGCCCGTCTGGGTTACCCGAATTACCGGGCGGTCTGCGGAGCCTGTGCGGTCGTTGCGATGGGACACAGGCGACCGCACGACACCCAACGCGCCCTCGGGGAGGATCACATCACCGCCAGGTGAGCCGTTCCACGACACCCGGTAGAAGGCACCATCTATCTTGCGGGCGACGCACCGATTCTCGGACGGGTCGCGCATCTCGTGCTGTGCCATGGTCACTGCCCCTTCACGTTCATGACCTGACGCAGCTCGGCGACGACCTCAACCAGCTCGGCGGCGTCGTCCATCACAACGTCAATGTCCTTGTACGCCTGCGGAATCTCGTCCACCCACGCCTCACCGTGCCGGTACTCGATACCGACCATGGCCTTGGCAAGGTCGTCGGCGGTGAACAGCTCGCGGGCCTTCGTGCGCGAGAACCGGCGTCCGGCGCCGTGCGGTGCTGAATACAGGCCTGCCGGGTTGCCCTTGCCGCGCACCACATACGAGCGGGTGCCCATCGAGCCGGGGATGACGCCCATAACACCCTCATTGGCGTCGATAGCGCCCTTGCGGGTCAGCCACACATCGACGTTCCCGATCTTCTGCCGGGCGGTGTAGTTGTGGTGGCAGTTGATGCGCTCGACCTCGATACTGGCCACCTCGTCGGCATTGGTCGGGTCGGCGCCCATCCAGTGCGCGAACGCCCGCAAAAAGCGATCCATCATTTCGGCGCGGTTGTACAGGGCGAACCGCTGCGCCCAAATCAATTCCTTGATGTACGACCTGAATTCGTCAGTGCCCTCGGCCAGGTAGGCGAGGTCACGGTTCGGCAGATCAATCCAGTACCGTTTGCACAAGTCCTGAGCCACCTTGATGTGCTTCTGGGCGATCTTGTTGCCGACACCGCGCGAGCCGGAATGCAGGAATAGCCACACCCGCTCGTAGTTGTCGACGCACAGTTCGATGAAATGGTTGCCGCCGCCGAGGCTGCCCAGCTGCTCGCGCCACTTCGGCGAGTGCGACAGATCAACGTCGTACTTGGCCATGCGCTCAAGATCAGCGATCTTCTCGGCAGTGAAGTCGAACCGGTCCAGGCTCCGGTTGTAGTTGCCTGGGGATAGCGGGATGGCCGACTCCACCGAGGCGCGCAGCTTCGACAAGTCCCGGCCGTCGATATGGGCACCGACGTAGGCGGTGCGCACCGCGATCATGCCGCACCCGATGTCTACACCGACCGCCGCCGGGATGACAGCGCCCACTGTGGGGATGACGGTGCCAACCGCCGAGCCCTTGCCGCTGTGCGCGTCCGGCATCAGTGCAACGTGCGGGTGGATGAACGGCATAGACGCCGTTTCCTTGGCCTGCTCGACGGTGTTGTCATCGATCTGGCTGGCGAAGTTCAACAGGTTGTGGCCGGGAATGCGATTCACTGCGGTTGCCTCTCTGGCGGTTTCTGGACGGCTGACGGCGGGGCAAGGACCTTGATACGTCCACCGTCCTTGTGCTGGTCGATCTGCACGGCGCCGTCCATCTCGGTTACCGAGGTGACCGGCGACTTGAGATGCAGGCCGTTGGTGAGCGTCGTGCCAGTGGGTCGGCCGAACTTCGTCTCGATGCCGATCTGGCGCGTGCCAACGACGGTCGTCGCGGCGAACGCGAAGAACACCAGGCCGACAACTCCGGCGACAATCGCGCCTGCGAAGCTCACCGCGCGCTCTTCGCCTCGGGCGAAGATGCCGATGATCACGCCAATGACGGCGAGCACCGCCAGGACGATGAAAATCCACATGGATACGGGCATTGCTTAAATCCTTTCTATACCTTGGAATTTGGGGTGCTGGTGACATGGGCCAATCTGAACCGTCCGCGCCCAATGCCTGCATTAGCGCGCTGGCCCATGTCCTCACCGCAGGCGCGACCAGCCGTCGATCAGAAAGGCGGAGTGGAATCGTCGGCGGTACCACCGAATCCAGCGCTGGCGGTCGCGGGCGCCGACACGGGGCCACCGGCACCGCGTGCCACCTTGATGCCGAACACCTTCACGGTGCCGTTCTGCGTCTTGGTGAAGTCCTCCAGCGTGATCTTCACCAGGTCACCGGCTTCGAGTGCCGCCGCCTTAACGGCACGCTTGAGCGACACCTGTCCGCAGGTGATGTTGACCAGATCCCCAGCCGGAAAGTCGGTGCGCTGTCCCGCCTTGTTGAATGAGGCGGCAGCCTCGGTGAGTTCGACCGTCAGTAGCGGGCAAGTGCCGCCGTTGAAGTCGGTGCCGCCGCGCTCGGCGTACTCCAGCACCTTGCCGGTCACGTGCTGACCCTTGGCGTCGCCCCATCCGACAAACGCCCCCTGTGGAACGTCGATGTCTTCCCATGCAGTCATGTTGCGTATTCCCTTCTGTTACTTACTGGTTGGTGCCAACAACTGTTGGCGTTCAAGGCATGCCGCCTTGAGGTCTTCGGTTAACTCGCCGCGCTCGACGGCTTCTTTCCAGAGGTCGCGCAAGGCATCGACGTTGGCGCACAGGCCAACCCGCTCCATGAGCGGCACATCGGGGCCAAGCTCGATGAGTCGCCCCAGGGTCTCCAACTTGCGGCGCAAACCCTTCTGATGCTTGTCACGGGCCACCTTGCAGTCGGCCCAGCCCTTCGTCAGGTCAGCCCAAAACAGTTCGCACCTGGCTTGTTTCATCGGCAGGTGGATGACGATGCCGCGCTTCTGGTCGACCGGTTCGGCGTCCAACCTCACCTCGGCCTGCGGGTCATAGGGGCGGCTGCGCGAGTACATCGCTAGCTGTGCCTCCACCATTCGGGGATGCAGGGTGCCCGTGTTGTGAGTCGCGATCATCGCCTCCGAGCACAGGTACGTGCTGTTCGGCGAGTCCACGGCGATGCAGGCCGTCTCTACATCTGGTCCCGGTTCTACGGACACGATCAGATGTCGTGACGCCCTCGCCGTGGACTTTCCCGCAATTTGAGACTGGACCTTTGCGATCTTGCGAGGCAGGCGAAATGGCATGATCCCGTGGGGAGTGAACTCAACGTCATACGCGGTGGCGGTGACTCCAAACCCCGACCGCTGGACCTCGGCTAAGTGTGGCCGTTGCCCAAGGCTTCTTAGTAGTTCATCGGCCCCGTATGCCAGCCCCTTGTTGGTGGTCGTGAAACATGCCCGCCTGCGGGCGGTGTTCCAGGTGCCGTCTGTGTCCATGAGGCCCTGCAATAGGCGCAATCGCTGTCCATAGCTGGCACGCAAGTAGGCCGAAGGAATGTGCTTGTTTCCGAGCAGGTCCGTTTCGCGTAGCGCGCCGATTAGCCCGGCCACCGTCCGTGTGATGACATGGGGCCTCCGGGCGTCGGCCTGCTCGACACCGAGGACGTGACCGTCCCTTTCGAGAACGTCGAACAGGTCACGCCCTTTTGTGATCACGGACCGATTGCGGCTGCCATCGCCGAGCCAGCAGCCCAGCAGGTATGGGTCGATGCCTAGCCCTGTTTCCGGCAGCTCGATGGCTGTGACCGGCACCCAGTGGTGGGCCTGGCCGTTGTACCGCAACGTGTCAATGATTTCGCCGATAGTGCGTGCCGAGGCTTGGCGACGCTTTATGCGGTCTGGCTGCGTTTGTGTCCACCAGATGTGCTCGCTATCGCAAGCAATCTTGGTGCCGTCGTCAAAGGTGACGACGTATGTACCGATGCGTTTGACGCCCGACTTCGCAACAACGTTGCATGGCAAGCCGTTCGACCCAATGGCCTGGTCACCCACTCTGATCGCACCCATGGTCGTCCACCCGCTAGGCGTAGGCAGCTTGGTGTCGAGTGCCAATCCCTTGAGGTCGACAATCTTCGGTCGGCCCTGACGCTTGCCGTTGGCGCTGTAGCTCGACACCCGGTCAGGCGTGCCCGCGACCCGGTAGGGGTCGAAGACGTGCATCTGCTCGGCTGCGTGATGGGTGAGGCAGCGCGTGGCCATCCGGTAGGCCTCCACGTCGCGGTTCACCTCGGCGACCGGAACCGGTTCCATCTGCTTGGTGTTTTCGTTCCACCACTGGCGGGGCATCATGTCGCCCTTGTCGATGGCGTCGGTGATCTGGTGGAGCATCGAGCCCCATTCCTGCTTTTCATCGCGGCCCGCCAGCCGTGCTGCGCGCCGGGCGATGTCGGACAGCTCGCGCGGTTCACCCATCCACGCCATCAGCTCTTTACGCAGCTCCGGCGACATCACCAGACCGGCCAGGGTGAGGCGTTCGGTCCAGATGCGCAGGCCTTCGCCGCCGTCCTCCAGCTGGTCAATGAAGTTGGTGGTGCGCTGGTATGGGTAGCGCTTGCTGCCGTCCTCGGCCATGATCAACGGCTGGTTGTTGCCGTTGCGGTACACGCCGAAGTAGTCCCGCTCCGGGCCGGGCTCAACGTCCGGCACCGAGTCCCAGTCGATTTCGGCGGTCATGACAGACATCCCCACGATGCGCAACCAGGGGCGCCGCACAGCTTCGTGCAATCACCTTGGCGGGCCGGATTGTCGTCACCGTTCGTTGGCGCCTGATCCTTGGCCCGCGTCAAGGCGATGTCTCCGAGCTTTATCCCGGCACCTTCGATCACATCGGCCATGCGCAGCCTGATCAGCTCGGGATGCTCATTCGTCTCGATGAATGCCGAGACCTCGTATGCCGTCATCAGAAGCACCCGCCAGCGTGTTCCAGGTGGCAGTCAGGGCACACCGACACCAGCGCCGCGTCGGCCTCGGCGTCGACATCGATATCGCACTTGACATGCTCGTAGTGACCGCCGACAGCCCGGCGGATACGCTCGCCAGGGAAGATGTCTTCGCCGCACTTGCCGCAGACGCCATGGTGTGCCGCCCTGAATCCGTCATCGACTTCGACGGTCTCCCAGTCGATATCGCTCACTTCGACCGCCTCCAATCCTGTAGATAGACGCGAAAGAAGTTGGCCGACTGCAACTCAAGGGCAACGCTGTTGCCGCCCTGAATCTCGATTCCCCCGTCACGGATGGCGACGCCGATCTGATCGAACGCGCTGCCACTTCCCGAAGGGGAGAAGTAGACGGTCTGGTGTCCGTCCTTGTCGTCAATGTAGATCGGATTGGTGTAGTCGCCGTACCAGATTCGCGACTTGGTGATCGTGGCCAGATGGGCGTTGAGCCTGTCTTCGGCGACCTCGGCGGCGCGTCGCGCCTTCGCCAATTGCTCACGCGCCCAGGCGGGTAGCTTCGCCTCACGAGGATCGATGTCACTCATTCGCCGGGCTCCACGGCTTCTACTACGGGGTGGATTACCCGCGATGGGTCGAGGGTCAGCGCCAGCGACGCTGTGATGGGTGAGAACTCGGCATCGTCAACAGTGATGGATACCTTGACCGCGATCTGGTCGCGCTCCAGTTTGGCCGGACGATTCGCGCGATACGCCGCGACCTTCACGTGGTCGATCAGCCCTAGTCCGTCGAAGCCCTTGCGCCAGCCTGATCGCGCGGCTTCCAGGACGAGGTATCCCGTTGCGGTATGTGTCGTGCTCATTCCGGTTCCTTAATGTCGAATAGTGCGGCGCCGCCGTTGATTCGGTCGGCGTCGTGATGCTGTTTGCAGAGCTGGCACAGCATGCGGATGTTGGTCAGCGACAGATTTGGTGTCGTCGCCGTCAAGCGGTACCGCGACCAGGACGACCTTGCCGATACCGCCGCCCATGTCTTCGCCTTCGCCCCACTGGCAGGTGCGCGACGCGAAGTGCAGATGTCCGCATTCGCCCTTGCACTCGCAGTGGTTTTTCGCGCGGCGCTTCGCCTCGGCTACCGCGTCACGGCGGGCCGCGCGCTGCTCCAGCTGCGCTGCCCGTCCCTGCGCCATTGCCTTGGTGGGGTAGGAGCCTTTCTCGGCGAAGTCCCCATTGCCGAAGCGCTTCACAACGCGGTAGCGCCCGTTGAAGACCTCGCGCACGCCGTACCGGGCGCTCATGACCCGCCGCCGCCCGCCTCGTAGGCGTAGCCGATGGCCCGCAGTGCATTCTCGGCGTCAGCCTTGTGAAGCACGTCGAACGCTGCCAGGTGCTCAGCAATCCCGTCCGGGTTGACTACCCACGCTGCTGGGCCGTCATCCCCGGCTTCATGCCACGCTTCGGCAATCGGAACAACGCCACTACCGGGTATGAATAGCCTGAGACTGGCGTCCTTCTCCTCGACATAGAAGCTCATAGCCACCCCGCCTCAATCGCGACGATGCCGACGACGAACAGGGTCACGATGATCATCAGCGCGTGAGCCCAGGCGTCAGAGGGCGTCGGCATCTGCCCTTGGCATTTTTGGCAGACCTCGCCGCCCATGGGGCGCATGACAACCCGGCCGCAGCCGCCGCAGACAGTGGCGGTGTTCATGACAGCGCACCTACCATCGCGTTGGCCATCTGGACCGCTGCGGCCCACGGCTTTCCTTCGTCCTGGTACGCCTGCACCGCCCGGCACCAACCGCGCTGCTTATGGGTTGCCGTGATGCGCAGGCGAGACATCGCCGTATCGAGGGCGGTGCCCTCGGCCTGGATTAGAATCCCCAGCGGCACTCCGAGATTGGCGAGCGCGCGCCCACCAATGCAGTGCGGTCGATCATCCTTGCCGACGTACTTACATTCGGCTGTCTGGTCGGGGAACCGCTGCGCAAGCCTGCGAATCTCGGCGACCACTTCGGAGCCCGTGAATTCGAACGTCGGAAGCTCGTCGCGCTCAACCGATTCACGCGGCAAGACCTTGAGCGGGGACACAGCACCGCTGTAGCTCATGACTGCACCGCCGTCCGTAGGTCGAGGTACAGCGCGCCGATTTGGTGTAGAGCGTCGATTGCTTCGCGACGGTCATCCAGGATGAAACGGGGCAGGTTCCGAGCTGTCGGCGTCTTGATGTCAATCGCCCAGTCATCGCCGCATCTGTATACCTCGGCGATCATTTGACCAGCGGCGCGAAGCTCCAGCCGGTCAGCACCCAAGCTGACCACCTGCACATAGTTGACGGTGTCGGGAAGCTCACCGACTGTGTAAATGACGTTGATACTCACTTGAGTTCCCCTGTCTTGGCTGCCACGTAGATGTGCCCGACCTGCGTCAGGGCGTCGATGGCTTCGGATTTGTTGGTGACGAGGAAGGCCGGGAGGGTGGGAACGCCGGGAATGCTGGGGGCGACCACCCATGGCGGGCCGCCGCTGAATACGTAGGCAACGCCGATGGTTTGGTCCCCGGCACGCAGCCAGATCCGGCGAGCGTGCACCTCTACGATCTGCACCGCGATCGGCTCGGGTGGCGGCGGCGTGAGTTCGCCGATGGCACGAATGACGGTGGTGCTCATCGCTTCACCTCCACAGTGAGGCTTTCAAGCGCCTTGGCGATCTGCTCGTCGGCGATGACACGGGCCCGCTGTGCGCTGACGGGCGCGCTCTCAGCCAGGCCCGCGTCGTATCCGGCGGCGTACGCCGCTGCGACGGCTCGCGCGCCGTCCAGGGCTTCGGGGCGGTTTTCCGCATCGAAGTACGGGCCGGGTGTTTCCGGTTCAACGCGTCTGCCGTCGACTGTGGCGATGATCTTGTCGTTGACCTTGAAGACCTGCGCGCCGTCTTCGCGGGACTGTGTGTATTGAGTGCTCATTGGTTTTCGTGCCTTTCCTTGGTGTTGGTGATGACGACAACGGCGCCGGATTGGACTTGTTGCCAAGCCCATTGCGCCGCCGAGACTGCGTTGGCGGTGTCGATGCGTTTCCCCCCGTCCGTGCGACCGCTGATCACTATCGCGCCGCCTTCTGATTGGCTCGTAGGTCTGCGATGGCCTGATTCAGTTCCGCCGCATGCTCTTCGGCCTCATCGATGTTCAGTCGAATGTCCAGTGAGCAGTTGTCGGCGGAAACCAGGATGTGATCGCCTTCGACCTTGGTGCTGAGTTCCACGAACGCGCTGGCGCCGAATGAGACAAGGGCGCTCATGCGGGCACCCGAATCAAGGTGTCAGGTTTGCGCCAGCCGAATGCCGACTTGGCTGCCTCTGGATGCTTGGCGCCTGCGCGAAGGTGCGCCCATCCGCCGCGCAGAATTCCAATGCGATACACCTTGCCGCCCTGACGAACTCGCACGAGGCTGTCGACTTTGAGGGGGCGGCGCTGCGCCGACATCTTGCCGCCTTGGCGACTGGCGCATGGCGCGCACTGTGGCCGGATGTTGCCGCGCCGATACGTGCCACCGTCAACGCCCGCGACCGGATGCCGGTCAACGGTGATGGTCTCGAAGTCCAAAACGGTCGGGCATGTCGAGCACCGGCATGTAGTGCCATCGCCGAACGTGTCGAGCAGCCATTGCCTGCGGCGCCGCCGACCTTCGGCCGAGCCACGATCATTGCGGTTCGTGGTACCGCGCCGGACGGTCATGCGTCACCCAACTCGCGTAGTGCGGCGACTAGGCGGGCGACCAGCTCCGAAATGCGCCGGGCGTCTGTGCCGTTCCGGGCGTCAATGCAATCCCACCCGACGCCGAGGTCGGCACGGGCAATGTCGGTGAGCCGGACGCAATGCACGCCCTCGCTGACGTGCACGACCTCGGTCACCCGATCGTTGTTGGTGGTACGGGGCGGCACGAAGCCATCGCCATCCGTGGCGGTCCACCATGGCGCCGGGGCGGTCATCGGGCACCGGCCTTGAGTCCGGCGATGTAGATACGGGCGATAGCGGTACGTGCCTTGCGGGCGGCATGTTCGTCGGCGACCAGAAAGCCGGACCAGGTGTCGCCGTCATCCATCCATGGGGCGACGCAGATCTGGTCGCCGTAGCGGGGGTTGGCGCTCGGCCAGGACACAACCACAAGTTCGTCGTTGACGAGGGTGTCGGTGGCGAAGCCGTTGGCGATGTGCTCGACCAGGAACGGGGGAGTGTTGGCCCGTGCTGGGGGCAATTGGGTAGCGTTGGACATGCCGAAGGCCTTCCTTGAGGTGGGAATTCGGTTCTCGATGGCGCTGACGGCGGGGGACTTTGGCGAGTAGACCGCCGTCAGCGTTGGGGGTTATTCAGTTGTGAGAGTTGGGATTATGAAGCGGTCGGGCGCCGCTTACGGCGCTCGGCCCATGCGCGTAGCTCGGTGGCATCCCACCGGAGCCGACTGCCGACCCGCGTAGGCGCCGGAAGGTCATAGAGTCCGCGACGGCTCCAGTCGCGCAATGTCTGCGGATGGATGTCCAAGATCGTGGCGGCAACCTTGGATGGGACCAGCACGGGCGTATGCGTCTCGCGCTGGATGCGGAGCAGGGCGCGAAGCGTTTCATGGGCTGAGAGGGGAGTGAGGCCGGTATCGGCGATCGTTGTTGCGATGCGCGCCATTTCGACCGGCGAGCTGTCGGCGGTCATGCCCGCCTGGGCGGCGAGTTCCTGAAGGTTCGCGGTCATGGGCCGATCTCCTCGACGCCATAGGCCGTGGTGATCGCGGCGAGGGGAACTCGGAGCGCCTTGGCTATGTCACGTGCCAGTTCGAGGGTGCAGTGTTTTCGCCCGGACTCGATGTTGGACAAATGCGAACGACTTCTGTCTACCGCTGCGGCCAGGTCAACCTGCTTCCACCTGTTGGCGTCGCGCAGAGCCTTGATTGTTGCCCCTATCCGCTCGGGGTCGTCGGTCACCATGCGGGAAACAATATGCAACAAATATGCAACAGTCAAGCAGAAACGCGTACGGAATGCATATTCTGACGTTTGCGCACGTGGAGTGCGCAACGATGCGTCGGATTATGCGAAAATGTTTTCCGATACGTGAGGAGGTGCTGTCGATGACTGATGACAATGAGAAACGGTTAGGTTCCCTGATCCGTGCGCGCCGTAAGCACCCTGAGGTGCAGCTGCATACTGCGGCCGAGCTTGCCGAGGCGGCTGGCGTCTCCTTACGCCTGATCAGTGACATAGAGACCGGGAAACGCTCTAATCTTTTGTCACGCAACAAGGACGCCATCGAACAGGCCATCAAGTGGGCGCCCGGGTCGATAGACGACGTGCTAGACGGGGGAGCCCCCACGCTCTGGGAAGACCTCGAACGGGAGCACCCGATGCTCAATCCGGGTGTCCCCATTGAGCTTGTGGCGCAAACACTTTCATCTCTTCTGGACAAGATGGAGAAGATTGACAAGCTGGAAACCCTCATGGAGGGCCAAATCGGATACTTTCAGGGGGTCGCCGATGCAAACTCCAGGTTCCCTGCCCCCGTTGAACTTGAGCAAGCCTTAGCAGAATCCAGGGCTGAGGAACGAAACGCGCGAATCTTCTTCGGTCAGCAGATTATGAAGACCATCGCGGCTGCAGACCCGGCAACCAGCGATAAGGTCCTGGAACTATTCACGCCGCTACTCGCACGGGCAATGGATCCAGAAGCCCTGAAACTGCCATCCACCCGTTCCGGCAACGTCACCTCCATAGCCCGCCGCCGTCCGGCCGGACCGCCGCCCGACCTCGAAGACCTCGGCGTAGCGGCCTCGCGTCGCGAGAAACAATCCGACCGCGAACGCAACGACGATGACAGTGACGGACTGTATGTTCTGTCCCTCCAGGACTTAAGCTCAGGGGACAGGACCAGACGCGAATTTACCTCTCGCACTGAGGCAGAAGCGTATGCGCGTGAATTTCTGATTGCCCAAGGTGAAAAGCCCAGGATGGTCGACGCCGCCATCAAAGACGCGGGTCGGCACACAGCGGACACCAGCGGCAGTGGGTATGGCATCCGCATCCGCAAGGTGAAGTCGGCCTCGCAGTCGCTCAAGCGCGAGCCGGGGGGATTCGAGGTCGAGTTCTACGACCCACGTACTGACAGCAACTTCGGCCGAATGGTCGCACCCACACGCAAGGAAGCGGAAAGGCTCGCTCGCGAAGAACTGCTGCGGCTTGGGGAGGCCAAGGAGAACGTCGACAACGCAGTCCGCAATGCTGGCTACACGGTCGCCGACACCCGGCACGGTGGATACGGCGTGCGCATCGCCGAACTTGCAGACCAATGACCGGCCAGGGGCTAGCAACAGCCGTTCAGGCTGGCCATGCCTTTGTCAACCCTTGCGTAGTCGAGCATGGCGCTTAGTTACGCCTCTGTAATTCCTGGTCAGCGCCGTATTTGTCGGTGGCCTGTTCTAGCGTCTCGCACCATGATCACGAACCATTGGCATCCATGGCGAACGCTCGCCGAGCACTATCCACACATCGCTGTTTCCTGCGATCACGTCCTGCCTCGGGGAGTGGCCGGACTGATCAAGGGCAACACCATCTGGCTGTGCAAGAGCCTCACGCAGGCCGAGCGCCGCTCGACCTTGACACATGAGTTGATCCACGTTGACCGGGGCATTGCGCCCGTCATCCACCGCGCCCGTGAAGAGCACTATGTGGACGTGCTGGCGGCACGCCGACTCATTCCGCTACCCGCTCTGCTGCGTGGGCTGCAATGGACCAACGATGATTACGAACTGGCCGAAGAGCTTTGGACCGACGTTCACACCGTGCGGGTGCGACGCCAGACCCTAACCCCTGCTGAGCGCGACTGGCTCGCTGACCGTGTTGAAGACCCGCAACGCCCATGAACACAGTTGAAGCCCTTGATATGGAACGCATTTGGTGGCCTGCATCCGGCGCCAAGCATGAAGCAATACGCGAGCGTTTCGGCTTATCGCCGGTACGCTACTACCAGAAGTTGAACGCCATGATCGAAACGCCAGAGGCGCTGGCGATCGACGCACAGATCGTCAACCGGCTGCGACGGATAAGGGGACAGGCATGGAGCTAGCTGGTTTCTTGATACAGGTGATTGGCGCCTTATTTACGGCAGTGGGACTTCTCATCGCCTGGGAACGGGTATCGAATCGTTCCGCGCAGTGGCGCAAGGGGATTGGCGCTTTCATTAACGGGCTACTTGTGCGACCCAAGAGGGGCAGTGGCGACAACGTGATCACCCCACAAGGGGCAGTCATAACCGTCGCGGGGGGCACACCAGAGGTGATAGTGGAGCCGGACGGTCTGGAAAGGCGGCTCAAGCAACTTGAGGATGAGTCGAAGAAACTGCAAAACCGGGTCAGGAAGACCGAGAAAGCCGTCAAGCGTATCGACCAGGCGGTCGATGACGTCGACAGCACTATCAATGCTGCGCTAGCCAAACTGGTCAACGACGACAACTTAATCAAGGTGAGTGACATCCGTTTGGCGCTAATCGGTCTCGGAATCTCATTTATAGGGTTTGTCATTGAACACGGACCCTTACTACAGCGAGTCTTCTGCGCGGCTCAATAAGGGATGTGACCATGCGAGGTAGACCGCCGCGACCTATCGGGGTGACTGGCAATGTAATCCTGACCGAGCTACGCCCCGGCACGTGGCTGGCCATCGTGCGGGTTCGTGACGCCAGCGGAAAGCGTCGCAAGGTCAAGCGAGTAAGTCCGCCACGCAACGATTCTCGCGGACGCCCTGTGCCCGATAGGGATGGCGCGCGGGCCCGTGACGCGGTGCTGGCCGCTGCCTCCGACCTTTCGGTATCGGTGCTCGATGCGGAGCTGTCGACAGAGACCACCATCCGAGCGCTGTATTACGAGCACTACCGGCCGCACCTTGTAGATCAGGGGAGGGCGCCTGCCACCCTTGACCGATATGACTTTGAGGCCAAGGGATTTGACTCCGCATTCGGCCATAGGCGCCTCATGGAGGCGCCAACTCCGGTCATGGAGAAGTTCCTGACAACGGTCGCTGACACGCGTGGCGCCGGGGCGGCGAAGTCGTCGCGGACCGTGCTTTCCGGCATGTACAACTACGCGATACGCATGAGCAACGGCGCCATCACGGTCAACCCGCTGCGCGAGGTGAAGCTAGCGCGACGCAAGGGCGCCAAGCGTGGAGGTGCGCGCCAGCTCACCGTTGACGAGGTGCGCGACATCCTCATCGCGGTACGGACCTCGGACCTGCCATGCCCCCGAATTCTGGCCAAGGCGGAACGCGAGAAGAGCGTCGGAAGCTACACGCCACCAACGGTTGCCGAGTTCTGCGCGGACGCCGATATTGTCGACTGGATTGTGATGCTGATTGCCACTAGCCACCGCCGCAGTCAATCGCTTGCAACGACCTGGCCCGAGCTGGACCTGAAAGCCGGTGTCATGCGTCCCACCCGGAAGTTGATCCGAGTCAAAGGCAAAGGCTTGGTGCTGGTGCCCATTGAGGACGACACCAAGGGTTCCGACAATGAGATTGCGTTGCCCCAGTTCGCTATCGATGCTCTCAAGCTTCGGAAGCGGCGCCTTGCCGAGCGCCGACTAGTTGACCCGCGTCCGGTATCGGCCGACTACGAAGACTTGGTGTTCCCGTCCGAGAACTGGACGCCCCGCGACCCGAACAACGTCGCGGCCCAGTGGCGTCGCGTGCGGTCGGCGCTGGGGCTGCCCGCCAGCATCACGGCTCACAGTTTCCGCAAGGCCGTGGCCACCATTCTCGATGACGCCGGGCTGTCCGCACGCGTTGCTGCGGATGTCCTGGGGCACGCCGATCCGTCCATGACTCAGCGCTTCTATATGGCGCGTGGCCGGGCGCACAGCGAAGCCGCGACAGCGCTGCACCAGGCCATCGCGGGCGAGTCCTGAGGGTCGTTCGGCGGTCTCCGGCAGGGGACACTAAAGGGACACTAATTCGCACGACGTGGCGATTATTCGCAACTGCATTCGACTATCCAAGACTATCCAAAAATCGAAGTATCCGCAGGTAGTTACACCTTTTTGGGCAACGCTTGACTATCCATAATTATCTCTGCTAGCCCATATTTTTGCGATTGTGGGGGTCAGGGGTTCGAGTCCCCTTAGCTCCACAATAATCCCAGGTCAGACGGCCTGGGATTTTTTGTCTCTGAGGACCGATAATGCCTCAAGTGGACACTAAATGGACACTAATTCGCACGGCGCCAGAAACGGCTGGTTGAAACTGGTTCGTATCTGAGTCGTTGCGCTGGCAAACTCGGCGGCGATACCATCCGCTA